ATGGCGAAACCAAAATACGAATTGCTACCCGACAAGGTGGTAGCAGCCAACATAGAAACCATAAAGGCCATAGGACATATCGCAACCGATACCGATATAGTGGATTATGTCAGCGGTCAGCTAATGCGTGACTATATCAAAATTGGTAAGAAAACCCTAGACGAAGCCGCCAAGCTGACAGAACAAACGATAATGTCAGACGATTTTCTGGACAAGCTGGGTGCCATAAAAAATATGGTGAATTGGTACTATAGCGGACGGCAGGTGTATCTATTTGATGATGATTTTGCAGATTTGCTCAGCGGTCAAAGCACAGCAGATTTGAAAATTAGTGCAGACGTTTTCAAACAATTGCCATGCAGTTGTTTTTACGTCCAGCGAAAATACAAAAATAGCGTGGGGTTCTTTTTCGACTTGCAGGGCGACCGAATGACAATGACAGAATATTTTTTTGACGATGCCGAAAAAGATTACTATTCGGAATCTATCGCTATAGAATTACAGTATGATATATCAGTTGAAGACCTGATATATAAAATTCTTGGCAGCTATGCCAAAAAAGACAAGGCAGGCACTAAGGCAATGATATGCGACATAGCCGAAAAATTGCAGTTCATTGTCTACCTATCAGCCGTAAACGCAGAAATCGCACCTGTCACGAAACGTCAGGCGCAAAAGAAAGCCACCGCACAACATCCACAGAAATCAGCCGTAGCAAACGTAGGATACCGCATCGGCGTGGCTGTTCGCAAGCATAGGCAGGCTGAAAGCAGTGTCAGCTATCAGCATAGCCCACAAGGTCACAGCGCACCGAAAGCGCCGCACATCAGAAGAGCGCACTTCCACGGCTACCATACCAACAACGGCTATCAGGTGAAGTGGCTGAATACGATTTTTGTAAACGCTGAACGTGATGATAATGATATCAGTACAATTCACAAAGTGCTGCAATGACTGTGTATCTGCAATAAAAAAAAGCCGACAAGGAATAATCCCTGTCGGCTGTCTTACTGTCTACTTTATCTTCTTTGTAATCTCGTCGCTGAGCTTCTTGATGAAGTTCACGCCTGCGATACCGTTCTCATAATACCCCCACTTTTTCAGCAGGGTATTAACTGCCTTTGCAGTACCTTTTCCGTATGTACCGTTCTTATCCATACCTACGTCGTGAAGCTTGACCGCCTTTGCAAGAAGCAGCAGTTCCTTGAGCGCAAGCACACCGTTTGTTTTGTTGCCCTGCTTGTAGCCTGTCTTGTCAAGCACTTTCGCACTTATCTTGCTCTGGTTCTTTGACCTCAGGAAGCCTGCAATGTGGTCATAAGTGTGCTTGACCTTAGTGCAGGCTTTTCCGCTCCAGTTCTGGTCATACGAATAAAAATAACTCGTGTTGCCCTCACCCGTGCAGATCGCTATGTGACCCCAGCCGCCATTCAACGTGCCTGACCATATCGCTACATCACCCTTTTTCGGCACGAAACTTGGCGTGTTCTTTACCTTTGTGAAATTTGCTTTCAGCCAAGTGTTCTTGTCGAACAAATCCCAAAAATGGTGAGCGTCATACCAGAAATTCTTGATACCTGAGCCGAAGACCTCGTTGAAATACGCTGTTGCAAGGTCTACACACTGTTTGCCCGCTGCGCCGTCATAGTTAATAGCTACACCATTGTGCTTCTTGATAAACTCATCATATGTCATTTTTTATTCCTCGCTTTCGTTTGTATCCACTTTGTTTTCAACTGTGATTTTAAGCTTGTGCACGATTTTCACCAAGAATGACGGCAATGGTATACCTATCACCGCAAGATTTTCCAAGATAGAAATACACTCGTTGATGATAAACCATATCGTCACGATAAGACCGAAGTAAAAGCTGACGTTTACTTCAATACCTATCTGTGAAAGTCCTGAGATAAAGAGCCAATCGAGCACGCCTGACACCGCCACCACAAATATGTAGCCGACCTTTTTGAAAAGCCCTTTAAGACCGACACGGCTTGACAGCTCGCCCCTATTCCATGCTTTCCACATTCCTGTGATATAATCAATAATCATCACAAGCACCAGAATGACTATAGGTATCGCCATGACACGGAAATACGCTGACAGCCCTGCGGCTATTGCTGATATGATGATTTTTGTTGTGTTTTCTTTCATTGCTGTTCCTCGCTTTCATATTTTTCTCCTGTGATTGTTGTATACTCCTCAACCGTGATCCACTTGCCAACAGCGGTGTGCACCATAGCAACCGACCACAAACGGCTGTCATAGTATCTCTTGACCTTGACGTAGTTCTTACTCATCGCTGCTCACCTCCAACTCAACACCGTTCAGCATAGCCAGAAAATCAACGTTTGCCTTTATCCTGTCTATCTCGGTGACTTTGGGCTTGCGAAAATTGTCTTCCGTCAGCCCCATGCTCTCAACCATAGATTTTTCTAAATCTGTCATGTTGTACCTCCTATCTCTGAAAGTTTCACGATATATTCTTCCTCGCTTGGAACGGGTATTCTGTAATCGTCATTACCACCCTTGAATGTCACTGAACCCCCTGCTTCGACTGTTAGATTTCGCAGAAAATCATCATCAATCAAGGTTGAAATATCGGTTACGATAGGGTTCGCCAACTCATAATACAGCATTACACCTGACATAGCCTGTTTGAATGCGGTAGCATCGGTGTAGGCTGTGTCTTTTACCTGAATCTGTGAAACTACAGTAACTCCGTCTATTGTGAGTGTTTTATCGACAAATACATTGGAACTTCTCGCAACTGTTCTATATTTACTGCACAATGCATTATAAATGGTTGTTCCAAATGCACCTAGATACTTAAAATTGAGATGTTTCGCAGGTGCGTAGAAATGATTTCCAACAGCGGAAGTCATATTAAGTTCCCAATCAAGCGTTCCCAAATCCACACTACCCACGCACTGAACGTATCGTTTATTCTCATAATCAACGTAGTTCTTAGCCGTTCCTGCCGACCAGCCGTAGCCAGGCAGATTGCGGATAGCTTCGGGGATTTGACGGGCGGTATCACCCACAGTGACATCTGTCACTCCAGCACTGACAACCTCACCAGCGTTATATGGGTAATAATCATTAGGGAACATGGCTTCAAATTCTTCCACGCTCGCAGGCTCGTTTCCTGAACCAAACATAACTGTTAAATCGAAAATCATTAGATTTCTAACACTTATCGTGCAGCGTGTCTGTGTGTCATATCTTACAGGACGTAATGCAATGTACTGATAACCGCTATCTATCAGGCTATCATCTGGTGTAAATAGTAGCAATTCCTTGCCACTTGACTTATACGAAAACGTTTTGCCATCGTTATCATATGGCACTTTGTCGCTGTCGCTGTATCCGATTGAAATGCCGAACGGCTCGGCACTCGATTTGACATAGAGGGCAAAAAGATACTTATGCCCCTTAGTCCACTTAGGACGATTGCCATTAAATAGTGTTTCTTTGTAGTAATTGTCAAACGCTTCGTCAACGATGTCAGTTACGTCAGCCAACTGATTAAACACAATTGACCTACCACCCACCGACTTGACCGACATCAGCTTTGCTCCTGTAGGAACAGTTTTCTGATATGCCGTATTTGTATCTGTTTCAAACTGATGTGTCACACCCTGACCCATGTCAAACAGTGCATTTACCCTGCGTTGCAGTTCCTTGTCGGTCAGCTTTGCAGCAGAAATTTCAGCCGCGTTTTCAGCTATCTTACCGACCGCTGTTACATAATCATCAGGCAGGCTGTCAGCTATGGATTGTGCTGTCTGTGCGGCAGTCTCAGCGGCTTTGCGGTCTGTGGCGACCTTAGCAGCATGGTCTGCCACTGTAGTCTTATCGGCTGTCACCTGTTCTGCCAACGTCTGCACCGCCTGCCTGTCTGCCGCAGTGCTGTCGGCATTGGTCTTGGCAGTTTTTGCGTAGCCTGCTGTTATGTTCTTGTCGGCTGTGGTCTGCTGTGCCGACGCTGACGCCTGCGCTGCGGATATTTTAGCGTTATTCTGTGATGTGACCGCTTCAGCACGTGCGGTTTCTGCGCCCTGCCTTGCGGTTTCAGCCTGTGTTGCGGACGTTTCAGCCGCTGTCTTTGCGGTTTCGGCACGTTCAGCCGCCTGCGTTGCCGTGTCGGCTGACAATCCTGCGTTTGTGGCAGATTTTTTTGCATTTTCAGCCGCTGTTGTTGCCGTTTCTGCGGCGGTGACGGCTTTCTGCATATCTGCGTGCGCCTGTTTACCTATGGCGTCTATGCGGTCTAGTGCGTCAGTTGCCACACTTGGTGACGGTACTGCATTGTCGCCTATAGCCGCACCGATTCTCAGGCGGAAAATTCGTGATTTTTTAACTAATATATACTCATCACCTGACAGTTTTTTTGCACATATTTGACAGCTGACTGTCTGCGCTGACCGCAAGATATCTGCGGTAGGCGTCCACTGTCCGCCTGTGATATCGACCTCATAGACAGTGCCGTCGCCATAGTCGATAGTCAGCACATAGCGGTCTGCGCCGTCTATCTCCATGCCCTCGACCGATACAGGACGGGCATTCGTTTCACCAACATAGCCCAAAAGGGCTGTGTTCACGACTACATTGTAGTCTTCGTTGATTTTTATGTGCATTGATATTCCTCCTTTCTATGGCTTTGTTACGATCCAGTCAATAATGTATTCACCCTGTGGAACGGTAGCACTTGCACTTTCTGCGTTCGTCAGCGCTACTATCAAATTGTTGCTTGTGAAAAATGTTTCTACACATAGCCTTCTCACTTTTGGTGCCGACACCTCCCGCAGACTACAGATGATCTGCGTGTCCTGAGTCGGTGTGAACGGCAGATTCAAAGTCGTTGTGGCCAGTGTCGTCTCTGACGGTACAATAAAGGTCTGAGATCCTGCTGGCATATTCATCTCATTGATTGCATTCTGTGCAGCGGTCAATGCATCGACAATAGCCTGTCGGACGTCTCGACCTGTATATGCTTCTGCCACCTGTGTGATCTCTAAGCTGATATCAATTGCTTTTGCCATAATCATTTCTCCTATTTTCTTGATGTCATTCCACTAATCGTGTCGATTTTGTCGCCAAATGTCAGCACATTCTGCGATCTGTCATTGATGTCGATACTGGTGCCGATGCACCTCAATACCTCGTCGATGCCAAGGTAGCTATTGACTATGCGATACTTGCAGCCAAGTGCAAATCCGTCCAGCTTCTCATCAATGTCAATAGCCGATACCTCATACTGAACTTTTGCTGCTTTTAGTGCTCCGGCACATACTCTGCCTGCTTGAGACAATACGCCTGGAGTGGTGATATTGTCGAATATCATAGTTCCAGCGTGTACTCCGTACCGCTCTATCAGCTGGTCGTTGTCGATATACTTCGTTACTCCCGAAAGCGTCACACGTTCGCCCGTATCATCGTTGATGACAGCACCTAGCGGATACAGCCTTGTGATGATCTCACTTGGGTCAATCGCCTGCGTGATAGATCGCATATTCCTTCCTAGTTGTATTGTTTTATTGCTGACTTCTGAAAATTCGTTTGCTGTGAAATCGAAAAATCTAATGCCTTTATCGATGCGCACCCTCATTTCACCTCTGATATCTTCGCCGGAAATCAGGTTTTTCGTCAGTTCTGAGAACGTGTCTTCATATCCTGGATTAAAGATGTGCTGTGCTTGCGAACAGTTAATATTGCCAATATGTATCTGCTTGTAGCTTTCAACAGATTTATTGTGTGCTGAAAGTAGTGTGGCTATATACGTTCTTATGGTGCACTTTAGCTGTTTGATAATTGGTACACTATCTTTCAGAAAACACAAACCGCCCTCGCAGACAACTTGCTTGCCAATCTCGCCACTATCGGTCATGTATGGTGATATCGTCAGTACTCTGCCATCGAATATCAGATCTTCCTTGTCGTCGTAAACCTTTATTAACGATGTCAGTTCCTTTAGATCGGAGTAGCAGCTGTTGTCGGGATATATGTTGAACGTAAATGTGTCAATAGCATTTATTTCTTTGACAACTGGCCCTGTCAGCTTGTTGGTTCTGACAGAACCAGTTTCGTGAAGCGTCTTTGTATCATCGAGTGTAACTAACATAGTATTTCCTCCACCAGTTCGATTTCAAGTGAACCAGATCCGTATAGAGCTAAGACATTTGTGCCGGGCTTGACGACAAAGCTTTGTATCTTGAATGCTGAGGCAGTTTCTTTGTACAAGTTTTTTGTGAGAACTTCACCGTTGAGGTCAAGCATTGTCAATCCTCGCTTGTCCTTATCGTCAGCACTCTTGTGATACCTTAAGCTCGGAACTATGTCATCTTCGGCATAAGAATAGAAGTACAGTACCCCCGGCTGGGAATGATAGCCGTCTTTGTGTGCTATGCAGGAGAGATGTGTCTGATTGAGGCAATCATCATCAAATGCAAATGTATCCCAAGCTGTGTCTGCAAAGTCGTCAGAGACCTTATATGGTGCTACATAGAAAGTGACCTCGAGAGTAGCTGTTATGTCATCTTCACCAAGGCTGGTCTCAACAGTTCTACACTTGCCGACAAAATGATAGTTCTCGGAATAGTTGTCATAAATATTCTGCTGTGGAGCTTCGCATAACCAGCTCTTGATCTTCTCAATCCTGCGGAGCAGTGTGACAGGTTCTGTATCAGATACGAACATCTTGTATGATACTTCGGTGTCGTCAAAATAAAAATTGCCGTCATAGTCAGACAGGTCAATACTGCCGTTGCGATAAGGTACAGTCACTTTGATCTCACGCTTCTTCGGCTCTGCAACTGTTGCACTGGTTATTCTGATTTTAAAATCCTCATACGACTTTTTGCCATTAAATCTGATTTGTCGTGTCATACTGCACTACCTCTTTTCTTTCTCGCAGCTCTTTCGCCAAGCATTACATCTATAAATGGAACTGTTTCCTCTGCAATCACTTTCCCATTCGGGAATACTATCACGTTATGAATAGTCTCGGGCATTTGTCTGACTGTTGGGACGACCTGCGTGTTTTCTGTGGCGCTTGTTGCTGCTTTCTGCGTGATACTGTGGGTATATGATCCATTATATACCGACCTTGCGACCCTATTAGTATCGCTGTATGTATTGCGCATATTCTCTGACAGTATCTTGTCACCAGTATTGGTATAGGCTTTGATGATATCGTCCTCTGATGACTTCCAGCCTTGGATCTCACCCTGCGCATTCATTTTCGATATATTTTCAAATGCCTTTGAAGGGGAGTGTATATCATATACCCCCTTGACCGCCGCAAGCACTGCGTTCGCTCCACTGGTTGCGGTATCAATGACAGACTGCTGTGCAGACAGTATGCCTTGCTGCATACCTAACATCATTGCCGCACCTGTTTGTTTCCATACGTCTGATATCTGGCTTATTTGGTCACGCTTTTGAAGCGTCTCTATGGTCTTATCATACTGTTGCCTGAGCTCGTCGAATTCTGATGTTGCTATCTTCTTACAGTCACCCATGCACTCATCCCACATATCACTGTACTTTTTCAATTCAGGCTGTGACATAGACAGTAACGCCTTTATCTTGCTTGCAGATTGCGGACCTGCTTCCTGCAAGGTCTTGATAAGACCTTTATTCACGCCTCTGTCTGCAAGTGTCTTGATATCATCTGACCAGCTTGCCATGCCGTCAAGATTAGATTCCAGGTTCTGCATAAGCTGTTCTGCGGATATCTCAGCACCGCCGTTGAACTCATCAAACAGGTTGAGGTTGTTCTGCAGCTCTTCTGTTCGTTTCTGGACGGCTTCGTCATAGCTCTTATTCATCTCAACTATTGCGTCAACAGTTTCTTGTGATACCTTATGAAGTCCGTCCTTGTACATAACAGTGCGGTTATAGATCGTATCGACCTTTCTTGCATTGTCCTCTACGGCCTTTGAATTGTCTTCGAGAGCAGAAGAATGCTCAGAAACGTACTTGGAGGCGTCAGCATAGTCTGCGTTCAGTTGCTCAATCTCTCCGCCTGCGGACTTATGCGACTTCTGAAGCTCTTTTACAGACTTGTCAAGCTTGTCGTACTGCTCCTGTAGATCCCAGTACTGACTTTCATCAGCGACGTTCGCCCAATCTGCGTTTAGCTTATTCATCTTCTCTTGAATCGGGATCATTTCTTTTTTCTTTTTGGCAATTTCTTCTTCAAGCTCTTTATGATTTTTCTCAGCCTTATAGAGGTCTTCTGATATAGCGACCATATCTTTCTGAGCTGCTTCGACAAGAAGCTGTTCTTTCTTCGCCTCAATGCACTCGTATACGGCGTCTCTGTTATTCAGCAGCTTGCCTGTCTGGTCATCAATCTGCAAGTTCAGGTCAGGCATAGCACTATTGAGCTGTTCGACGAGGGCTTTCATTTCTAACTTCTCGTCATTAGATAAGCTCTCGGCGTCAGAAAGCTCAAAAATTCTATCTGCAAGACTTTTATAGCTGCTATATTCGGCTTCTATATCTGTCTTGGCTTCTTCTCTCTGATCTGCGGCTTTCTTCATGGAGTCTGTCAGTTCGTTCGTGCTGTCGACCAACGCCTGCTCTTCGTCATTGAGGACTTTTGTTGAATCAGCGGCGTCATCAACCGAAGTTGCATAAGACACAATACCGCCAACTACCGTACCTATAATAGCTGCAATTGCTCCTACCGGCGACGCTTTTTGAGTTGCATTTAAAGCCTGCTGGGCGGTTTCAGCTGCTTTTGTTGCACCTGTAAGGCTCTTGAATGACTTTACGAGGTCTGAAACGTTATTTATGGCTTTTTTTGATACCATTGCCGACGTTATTCCTGTCAATCCTCCGATAACAAGGTTAGAATGCTCGCAGAAGAACTTTACACCGTCAACGAGGATAGGCAACGAACCTTTGGCGAACTTGGCGCCTGTTTCGACCAAATCTCCAAGGGCATTGCCCATATCGTCGAATTCGTCACTGAGGTCTCCATCTTTGATATCCTTGGTGAGTTCACTGAAAAGCTCTGAGCCTTTTTCGGCGGCGTCTTCGAGGGGGGCGCTGAATTTATCGAAAATAGTTATGCCAAGGGATTCAAGGGAAGAGTCCATTATAGCCAGTTTGCCCTTAAGATTGTTATTCATGGTGTCAGCCATTGTCTGACACGCTCCGTCAGCGTTATCTACCTGAGCTTTCAGGTCATCGAAAGACCCGCTCATGCCTTGAAGCATAGCGTTGACGGAAGATAGATCCGTCTTATTGAAGATATCACTTAAAGCCTTTGTCTTCTGGTCATCTGAGAGCTTGGAAAGCTTGGCGTTAAGGTCTCCGAAAATATCGTTGATATCTCTGATATTTCCCTCACTGTCAGCCACGCTCACGCCCAGTTCTTTCAACTTAGCGGAAGCAACGTCTGTCGGTGATGTTAACGACAAAAGCATATTTCTGAGATGTGTGCCGCCCTCTGCACCCTTGATACCGTTGTTCGCCAGTATTCCAAGAGAGGTGCACATTGTATCAACGTCCTGCCCTGTGGACTTGACCGTTCCGGCACACTGGAGAATGCCCTCACCAAGCATAGCAACTGTGGTATTAGATTTTTGGGCTGTCTTGGCCATCATGTCCATATAGCCGTCAAGGTCACTCGTCTGCAACTGTAGTGCTGACATAGTATCTGTTACCATGTCAGTGCAGGACGCAAGGTCCATGCCTGAGGCAGTGGCAAGATTAAGAACTTTCGGCAGTGTTTCAACCGCCTTATTTACGTCATATCCTGCAAGGGCAAGATAATTAAGAGCGTCAGCAGACTCCGAAGCGGTATACTTTGTTGTTTCGCCACATTCACGGGCGGCGTTCTCTAGCTTCTGATAGTCCTCAGCGCCTGAGCTGACCTGCTCTGCGGTCATACCCATGGTTGCCGCCACATTGGACATTGAGCTGGAGAAGTCAATGCCGACTTGTGCACAGCTTTCCGCCGCTTCCTTGGCGGCATTAGCTATAGCTTTCAGCCCCTCAACGGCAAGATTAGCAGAGAAAACGTCCTTGAAGACACTGCCTGTCTGGTCAGCTTTATCACCAAGGTCTTTGACCTTATCTGACGTATCCTTGGCTTCATTGCCGAGCTCCTTGGTGCTATCGTCTGCGGTCTTGGTCTGTTCTCGCAGAGTGTTCAGCTTCTTCTTGGTCTTCTCAAGCTCTTCCTGATACTTAAGATATGACTCAACGGGCAACTCGCCTTTCTTATATTGCTCGTTGATATCTTTCTCGTTTCTAATGAGAACGTCAAGCTTTGTCTTTGTGGCTTCGATAGCTTCGCTCAAAAGCTTCTGTTTCTGAGCGGTGTATTCAACGTTAGTCGGGTCAAGCTTTAAGAGTTTGTTGACGCTGTTTAGATTTTTGGTAGTCGAGTTGATATCAGCATTAAGCCCTTTCATGGCAGCAGTATACTCAGACGTATCACCACCGATTTTGACGTACATACCTTTGATTTTCTCATCTGATGATGACTTAGCCATTACTCACCCTCCCATGCCTTTATTTTCGCAATATACTTTTCATATCGTTCTTTGCTGATTTTTCCCTGCTTATATCGTTCTTCCACAACAGGCAGGTTTGCTTTCAGTTCTTCGTATTTTATTTCGGGGTCAATGACCTTTTTGCCGGCGGCGATTAATCGCTGTCGGTCATAGGCGCAGGCATAGTTCACTACCATACCATACGTCATGCGGTCTAAATCAGCGACAGTAAGACCCCTGTTTATAACAAGAGAGATGACCTCCTCCGATTTGAGAGGCCGATCATCTCCGCTTTTACTGCCGCTTATGGATTTTTTCTGTCAACTTTCATGTTTGCCTGCAGTATAGGCATAACCTGATTATAGATATCATCAACAGGAAATGCACCATAGGCGAAGCTGTCAAGCCACGTCTGAATAGGCGGTATGCTATCATCATAAGTTTTGGCAAGCACCCATAGGGTGCGGTATTCGACCTGTTGAACAAAGGCGCCCTTACCGAACTGATGTACCTTGACAACGTCCTCAAGGTACTCCGTGCCGAATGCTTCCTTGTATCGATAGAAAAGGCCTGCTGTAGCCTTGAAGCCTATCTGCCTGCTGTCTATAGTCAGGACTATTGTATTGCTCATTGTCATTCACCCGGGGTGTAGGTGTACTCAGGAAACTTTGTGAGTACTGTGTTACCCTTTATACGGAAACGTGCAATGTGTCCTTTCTTGTTGTTGACAGTAGCCTCAGCCGGTGACGGCTTGCAGGCAATCTTATGCTCTGTATACTCATAGTCCATACCGCTGTCTTCCTCTGTCTTAACTGAGAATTTCGTGCGATCTGTAGTATAGCAGTAAGGGAAAACCTCGGTGTATCCCTCGGCTTCTGATGTTGACTCATACTGTACGATCAAGCCGAACTTTGGCGCTTCTCCTGTTCTTGCTACTTCGACCAGTGTGCCGTTTTTCTCTTCGATGACATTGCCATACCAGTCTTTTTCAAGATCATCACACAGGTCAAGGGTAGTGATAGTTCCCTCGTAGCCCTGATTAGTCTGCCCTGCGAATGCTACTACGCCGTCAGCCCATATCTCCTTGCTTGATGACTTCGGGTCAAGGCTTACCTGACGGGTGCCCGAAAGCTTTGTCTTATGATACTTAAGTTCTCCATATGTGATAGTTGTCGCACCACTGACATCTGTAGACTCTGTAATCAGTGCATGGGCAACGGCTTTCACTGTTCCTTTCATTAATATTCCTCCTTGCGATCGAATTCGTATACCCACATATCCATTTGCTGATCCTGCCCCAGATAGCCTGCGGCGACTGAGAAGCATATGCCCTTATCCATAAGGGCGTTCTCAAATAGGATATGTGTTTCTTCATCTTCCGGCTCGCAGTATATTTCAACTGCAATCCGTGGGATAACTGCGACAGTTCTTCCGTCTGCAGATATCGTCTGAGGTGTCTTGTTTATCCATGTTGCGAACGGCAATTCCGTTTCCACTGGAAAATCTATCTTAGCAATCCTGTCCGCAGGAATGCCTGAAAGTGATATAAGTTCTGCCAATGTCATTTCGACTTCTCAATCTCCTTTCTGATGTTTTCCGGTAATTTTTCTTCGGCATACTCTTGCCCGTATATCATGTGCGGATAAGCTTTCGCCTTAAACGGAAGCGTTCTGCCACCACGCTTCATAGCATGGCCATACTCCAGCAGGTGTGTGAGAAGATACTGCTTATTCTTCTTGAAATTCACTATCTGCCGAATGTCGAAAGAGTCCTCGTACTCGGTGCTAACTGTAAGCGCCTTGGCATACTTGCCGGAGCGGTTATTGAACGTGAAGTGTTCTTGGACGACCTTGCGGGTTTCCTTTGCGGTCTTCTTAACGGCTCTTTTGGCGGCTTCATTAACACGTTGACTTTCTTGCTGAAATGCGTGCTGTAAAGCCTCAGCCATCTCATCAGGACTCATTGACATGGATTTCTAACCTCTTTTTCCGCTTTTCTATTGATAACTGCCAAGCCTGCGGCTTAGCGTCCTTTATCATCTGAACTTGAATGACGTTATACTGGTCGCCGTTCATTATCACAATGTCAGTCGCCTGCGGCTCGGCGATAAGTGGTATTCTTATCACCTTATCACAGAGCCGCTGATACTCAGCGGCTTTATAGAAACGCTCTGAGCCGACGGTACGATTGTCATATCTTATGCCTGCTTGCTTGATTTTCAAGCCATTGGCATTGATGATAGTTGCAATAGTGCATATGCCGTCATTGAACGTCTGCCGCTTGCTTATCATACGTTTCCTCCTGACATCTCCTCAATCTGACATCTTGCTCTCAGAGCGAAGAGCTGAGAGTGATAATTTTTTTCAAAGTCCTCGAAGCAATCGTTATATATATATCTGCAGCAGTCGATCAGAAGCTGGGCGTCGCCGTTGATATTTTCGTCAACGTTGATATCCAGCACCTGACCTGCATATCCGTTAAGTACTCCTATAGCACGTGCTATAATGCTGTTTATCTTTCTGTCAGTAGCTTCGTCTGACCAAGTTATGTTCAGCTGATTTTTAACTTCCTCGAATAATGCCTGCTGCATTTATATCAACTCCTTATGTTTCTGACGGTGTGACCGTGTATACTGTCGGGATAAATCTCTTAAGCTTTGAGATATCCAGATACCTGAAAGCATTGCTGTCGAGTGGCTTGCCGTTGCCGTATGTCTTGATCTTATATGTCCTTGCGTCATCAAGGAACTTGAATGAGTCATCAAACTCCAGCTTACCGCCCTTAGCCATGCCAAGACCCATGAAGTAACGCTTGCCAAGACCGAAGATAGCTCTGTCATCAGGAACGGCGCATGACTGGATAATAGTGCATGGAATAGGCATAACATCGTTAACCCATTTTCCCTGAACGAAGTTCGTTGTCGCAGGCATTACCTTTGTCAGATATGTCTTTGGATTGACCACAAAAATGAGGTTGTCGAGTGGACGGTTATTACCCGCTTCGGTCTTCGTGAGCTGGGCGGCAATAGCACCAATAGCTTCAGGGGAGAGTTCATTGAGTGCAACTGTCTTTTGGTCAGGATACTTGCCACCGACTACTGATGCACTACTAGATACGTCCTTGCACATTCCGATAGGGCAGTTAAGACCGTCGCCTGACACGACACCGGTTTCCATGCCGACCCAAAGGGCTTCTGCCAGTATCTCACGGACATATCTATCCAGCCATGAGGCACCAAGGTCAAGCATATCGTTAGACACTGGAATCCATGCTGTGAGCTTCTTCAGCGCAACGTCAAAGGTCTTGAATGCACCTGAGATTTCCTTGTCGATAGCTGTGTTAAGATCTCCCCACTTAGCGGTCTGAACGCCCTGGTCATTTAACAACATCTTCGTAATTCCAGTGGTATCCTGGAAATAGATGAAGTTGAGCAGAGGGTGCTGCTGTGGGATCTCACCAAGAACTGACTCGATTATAGTGATTGGCATTGTCTTATCAACGTTTGCCAATGCCATCTTGGGGTCAGAGGACTTGCCCGCCTTAATGACGGCGTTATAGTAGTCTCTTTCTTCACTGGTCAGCATTCTCACACCTCTGGTGCTGAGTATCTGGCTATCGACAGACTCAGCGGTGCTCTCCACCTGCTCCATTATGACATCTGAAATTAGATTGCCATACTTATCAAGGGCGGCTTCCATGCCCTTGTCATCACTATCTCTGATAGCGGCTGACAGTGAAGCAAGGATATCTGCTTTCTGCTCTTTGATTGCGTCAAGATTAATCATTCTTTTTTTACCTCCATTTTCATGAACTTTTCAAAAGCCGACATAGCGGCATTTGTTTTTTCTTCTTCGGTTTTTTTTGCTGGCAAAGCCTGCTGTGCGGCGGACTTCTTATAAAGCTCAATGAGCTTGTCTACATTCTCCCTGTCGAGGGCGCTTGACATAGTGTACTGCTTTGTATCACTAAGCATTGTAGCCATATCAACGGGTTGCTCTGCGGTTGATATGCTATCGCAGAAGCCTTTCTCAAGACATTCTGCCGCTGTCAGCCAAGTACCCACCTTTACCATATCGCTTATTTCCTCACGGCTACACTTGCCGTTGCAACGCTCTGCATATGTAGTGATAGCGGTATCGGTCATCTTGTCAAGCTCAGCCGCCGCCGTCCTCATATCGTCAGCATTGCCCTCACAGTAGCAGGACGCCTGATGTATCATCATCATACTGTTGCTATACATGATGATCTCGTCCGCTGCCATAGCGATAACGCTTGCGATAGAGCATGCCCAGCCGTCTACATAGCAATTAACTTTGGCTTTATGGCGCTTAAGGATATTTCCAATAGCAACGCCCTCTTTGATCTGACCTCCAAGAGAATTGATGTACAGGTTGATATGTTCACAATCTTTGTACTCATCAAGCTTGGCGGCGAAATACTTAGCGCCTGTCTTGCTCTCCTCAACTTTCCCCTTTTCCCAATCAATGGCAAGTCCTCCACGGACTTGTGAATATAGATATAGGTTAAGCTCTTTGGGCTTATCCGCTTCCATTTTGAATTCAAACTGATTAAAAATGCTATTCATTGCTGTTTCCACCTCCTTCGATTGTCTCGTAGTTCTTAGTTCTTGTGTGCTTATCGGCCCAGGCTTCTGGAATTCTTTCCTCACCTGTCTTCTCTCTCAACTCATTAGTTGAATAGAAACCGCTTGCGATTAACTTGTCAACTGCGTTCGCCATTTCAAGCACGTCAAGGTGCTTAAGGTTATTGGTGCAGACTTTGGCGTAGCAGCCACGCAGGACTTGCTCTTTAGTGTAGCGTTTTGCTGTTATCTCGTCGGATAACATCTTGGCAAACGGGTCAACGGCAGATGTCAATGTCATTGATAACGCTTCACTGATGTTCTCGACATTTCCCTTTACGATAGCCGGTGAAACGTTGAAAGCGATTGCCGCTTTCTCTAATGCGTCATTCAGCATAGAAATGTAGTCCGTTGCTTCCGATACTGTTCTCTTGGTTTCGCCTGCTGTTTGAGATGTATATTTAATGCCACCCCATAGCGGAAGAACGGCGTTCTTAGCGTCAAAATAGGTTTTGAAATAATTATTCATAAGAGTATCGAATTTCTTTTCAAAATCGTTCTGCCCCTGTGCCATTGGTGATATTTCGAGAATGCCTTTTTGACCACCGCTCTTAACATAGGCGTTTGAAGCCGTTTCCAAGAAACGATTATGTTCTTCTAACATTTCCGTAAGTATCTGTCTAACGCCACCATTGGAATATGTGAGATATAGGACATCTCCCATATCGAATGTTTTTTGAAACGTAAATGCGCCTCGTGCCACCTGAGAGAAACGGTTAGGATATAGCGCATACTCTTGCGTACTCCAAGAGTCGGCACAGATTATCTGCTGACCAGCGCTGACAACAAGGCTTTCACCACGCACGAGGGTCTTGCGGACAAGCTCGTTCTTGAATTGCACGGCGGTCTGATTGACATTAGGTTTGATATTGAACAAATACCATTCTTCGCCACGGAATGACTTGCCGTCACGATAGGTTTTTATCTCGCACTTTGAAACCAGTGCCGCAAGGATTTCAACAACAACTTGAACTGCATATGCTTGAACGGCAATTCTCGTTTCGTCATTATACCCAACCGACCGGACACTTATCACTTCATCACTCTTAGCATTCATTATGCGTGATAACAGTGATCTCAGCCCCATTGCGTTACCTCCTCTCTGTTTTTGCTAGTATGTGAATACGTCCATAATATTCATATCCATAGGCATACTTGATATTTGCTCAGCAATTTTATTCTGCGCTGCTTTCGCAGCAACATATGCCTTGAAAGGGTCTGTCTTTCTGGACTTAGGCTCTATTTTTCCATACGTCATATTGCCTGCGGACGAAGTGCAGACCTTGGTGTTATTCATAGCCCAGCGGAAAAGGGGATTGTCTCCAACTGCAAGCTTATGATTCACCAGCTGACTTGTGATTACAGGCATTATCATCATTTCATTCGACGGACGAACAAGCATGATATTTCCGTAACCTTTTTCATCAGAAGCGTAGAGATTTTCTTTGAGTGCCCTCCTAAGCAGCGTATAGCGGTAGTTATCTATGCCAGTCATTGTGACATTGGCGTTAAGCTCCGCCGCTTTCTGTGCCACCCATATAACGGGTATCTCAGGCGGAATCTCTGGACCGTCAACGAATGACAGTAGCCCCGCCGCCTCCCACTCTTGCAGTGGCGCCTTAATTCTTGACAGATCTGCAGAAGCCTTGCACACCCAAGTATGTGTTAGCCACACATCAGTTCCGTCTACGTCAAAGAGCAAGCCTGCTGAAAGGAAGTCATCTGTCTTCATATAGTCAAAGCCTGCTGTGCATTGTCTGCCTTGAAGCTTCGGCAGATACGGCGTGATATCCTGATTAGTTGCCAGGATATTATCAAATGCGGTTATACCGCCCTCAGTCTGCTGTGGCAAACAGTTCATGCGTTTAACTGCAAAACTGATATTGCTTATCTTATCGTCCAGATAGTTTTGAAATTCCGTCTTCATCTCTTGGAGAAGATCAGGAAGGTACTGCAGTGAGGGGTTTGCCTTATACCACATTTCAGGCATTTCGACTTCTTCGGGACTATCCACCCGGGCTATGAACGGAAGCATACCATTGTCTTCAATCTCGCCGTTAAGAATTCTTATGCCTTTGGCTTTCTCTTTATCGAGAGGTCCTTCTCGAACGAAGCCGTCAGTACTCATGATAGTGCGGCGGGGTCTTGGTACTTTTCCGAGACCACCGACAGCAACATCAATGAGCTTGCTATTCTCATAGGCGTGTACCTCGTCATGATCTACCTTTCCCGGACGTGCGCCGTCGGCTGACCTCGGGCTTGATGTTCGGAATTTCAATTCAGACTTCGTTTTTAGATTTATTATCACTTCTTTGTTCCAGTAAAAGAACCGCTGCATTTTGTCACGATTGTCTTCCAGAACGTTATATACGTCTTTGAATGTGGTCTCTGCTTGATCTTCTGTTGTTGCAAAAATATCAATGTTGTAATGCTTGATGCCATTGGTAGGTGTGAGCAAGCAAAAGTCTTCAAATCCTAAGTATCCGTTTTTTCCTGTTCCTCGCCCAACATACAAAAATAGCACCGGCCAACGTAAGGAACCGCTTGCGGTATATGTGCAGTTGTGAAGTACAAATACGAATTTTTCCCAAGAAAAAAGGCCAAAAGGGAAATATTTTTCATAGCTGAAATACTTATCAGCTTGTTCAGCATCAATGTAGATATCTTCTGACAAGAACATGCGCTTGACGTAGTCAATAAGCTGATACTGCTCAGCACAATACGGATACTTATGCTCCTCGACTAGGCTGATATAGTCTGCAAGATACGAGAGGTCAAGAGCTTCTTGACCCTTACAGTTCTTCGTCATCGTCAAGGTTCTTGACCTTGTCAGTTGACAAACCCAAATCTTTCAGAATTTGAAGTTTCTGCTTATTGTACATATACGCCTGCTTTACGGAGGGATTGTCTTTTTCATACTCTTTTCCTACCGCAGAAACCGCCATATAGGTCAGTCCTCTCTTGCGAATATCAGCCTGCATTTTTCGTTCCTGCTTCTCGTAGAACATATAATCTGCGACAAGCGACTTGTAGAAATCGACAGAAGCTCCCATCTGGACAAGCTGTTCTGTCAACGAATTTTCGATCTCTGATAGACTAGGCTTTTTCACTTTTGCCAACTCCTTACATTTGATTTTCTTGAAAAAATTCTCTCACGTGCGTGCGAGGGCGGATTTGTCTTTTGTGCCTCCCGTCGTACAAGGCCGAAAAAATTTTTCGACCCTTGACCCCGGGGGGTATCGCCGCAAGGCGCTCACCACCGCTCCTCATTGACGAACTTATCTGCACGTTCTTGCCAGCGCCGTTCTGGGTGCTGTGCTTCATGACAGTCATGGCACAGTGCTATCAGCTGTCTATGCCGTTCGCCATTATCGTCATAGTAATACCGACTGTATGCAAGCTGCGGAAATTGCTTAAGATGCTTGACGTGATGAAGAATATTTGCTCTCGTCACCTTGCCTTTGCACTTGCATATCTGACACTCATTGTGCTGCTCTGCGATAACGCTCTTACTGAACTTTCTCCAGTAGCGGTCGTTGTAGAACTTGTCAACTCGTCCGTCCTTGATTAGCTCTCTGATCTGACTCGTACTATACACGTTATCACCTCGCATATATAGCACAAGGACCACGTCATACAACGTGGCCCTTGCACCGGCATAAAACTATGGAAAAACTATAACAACAACCCCGCATTATCATCATAGCATGCAGAGTGTGTTCGTGCGTGTTACAACGTGTTTTTTTTGCAAAACTTACAATGCCTGCCCTTACAGTAGTCTTCTGATGCGTTGACCTGCCTGGCTATCCATGCCCATGACGGCGGCTGCCACCCTCCATCCTTGCGTGGCACGAGGTAGCGAAGCCGAAAAATAATCCTGATGAATGCGTCATCAATGCCTGACACATATGCTTCAATCTCTGATATCTCTGCTTTGAGTCTGCTATAATCATCACTGTCTGTACTTACCCACTTCAGCTCAGCCTTAAGCTGTCGATATGACAGCAATCGCTTCTTAGTCATGATGATTCTCCTTTCCCTGCCTTGCCGATAATTCTCTCGATATTTTCGGCAGGATATCTTTCAACACAACACCGTTTTTTTGAAGCGCATGGGCATGACGTGTCAGGCTATCGTCGATATATGCAACGTATAACTTACCACAGTGAGGGCAGTTATAGCACCATACGTCCCCCTCTATGCTTTGAAATCTCTTTTTGCGAACGCAGACTATGAATGCCTTATGGCAATCATCACATATCACACTGAGCTCAGCTCCCTTAAGACTCATCATCTCACCCCCTATATGTTCAGCTTCGCCGTTCGGCGGTACATGAATAGCGATATGTAGAACGTGCCGTTATCCTCGTTCCAGAATGGACGGCAATCAGCATAGTAATAATCTTGATACATATTCTCGAAAAGCGCCGAGTTATCACAGTTATATGCCATGCTCTGCACCGCACGTTTCGTTAAACGATAATCATTATTCTGCGGTTGCGGTTTAATGCAGTTAGTTGACGCAACATAACGCTTGGCGTGCTTGCCGTTGTTATGTTCTGAAATCTTCTGCTTGCAGAAATACTTTGCAATTCCTGCACAGCCTGTCTGGTCAAACATCAATGGCAGGACCTTGTCAACATAGCCCTTGCCCCATATGGATGCTATCTCGTTGATAGTCAGACCACCTGTCATGATAACATGGAAGTGGATACGTCCAGACTTTGAGCCCTGCTCAATGGAATAAATATATTTCATTCTCGGTAAGCCTCTCTTGACTCTTGCTCTATTCACACGCTTGACAAAGTTAGCAAAGTCTTTCTTGGCACGCTCAAGGTCAGCAGGATTATTCTGCGGTGCATAGGTCAGCTCGAACTTATAGTCTTTGTCAGTGAAGTTTGCAGGGATAAGTCTTGCCAGAGCTCTTTCAGCATTGATCTGATTCAATCTCTCCTGCACCTTGCTTGTCGGCTTTCTTTTCTTTTTTCGACTAGAAGAACGTGGGCAGGCATAGACAGGATACATATTCACTTCCATGTAGTTTCCATAAATATACTTTTGCTCTCTGTATCTCATAAGGCTCATTGTCATTTCCTCCCACTGTCCGAGTTATTAAGACCCATTACAAGCCCTCATACCCGTGCTTACACACGGGCTGAACACTTGTTCTATACTATATATAATATAGGGCTTCACTTTGTCATTGCCAATTGCTCATAATTTCTGCTCTTGTCTTTTTCTTCGCACTCCCTGTTGAATACTTCTTGTAACATATCGTGCATGGAATTAATGTCATTAAGAAGTTCTTGTGTTACAACGCCATGGGTTTCACACAGTACACCGAGCGTAAGCAAGCCTGCTTTGACGATTATCATATCATCAATGGAATAGTATGTAAGAATTTCATAATCATCTATGACCTCAAGAAATGCTTTCGGACATATGTGCACCTTTTCTGCACCTGCGAATATCTGATATTCGTTGCCAGACCTAACGAATATCTGATATTCGTTAGGTCTGGCAACGAATGTCGAACGACGAACTATGATCTTGTCTGTTGTACATGAGCCACTCTTCTTCATGATGCTGTTGAGAATAGCAGGTGGCAGCTGCTTACATTTCCAATTCTCACGGTCACTTTCATTAATGTCAAAAAGCGTGAGTAACTGTTCGCTGGTATTCATGTTCGGCATGCCGTAAAGCGGATATATCGCACTGCCTGAGCCGATCCATAATGAATTATCATTTTCATTATAGAAGTAGGATATGGTCTTAGCCGCTTTACTGCATATTTTTTTCAGCTTAGATATTTTCATTTTCTCACTCCTTTATTAAGGTACTTCAAGATTGCTTCCTGCGCCTGCTCAAATCCTTTGCAGACAACTGCAAGATAGCCGTTGTCATTAAGCGTTTTCAGAAACTTCTGTTGAGATTCCGATACTCGTCCACCTGATGTGCGTTTCATTTCTATAAAAAGACCGTAGTAACCGCCACGTGCCACCGGAAGCATTATGTCAGGCACACCTGACTTTACGCCCTCCGACTTAAGATCTGCGGCAGTTCTATAGTGGCGATAGCCACCGTTCGGTATAGCGAACATATACTCCAGTTCGGGATACTTGCCTGAGCTGAACGTTGCCCACTTGAAAAGCAATGCCTGCTCTATATGTTCTGTTGGTGTGTTTGAACTTTTCATTACATAACACCGCCCTTTGGTATGTAGAAAATCAAGCATTTGCTCCGCTGTGATGATGAACACTTAACTTTCAATGTTCTTGGTATTTTAAAAGATTTAGATTCAATTGTTTCTATACCAATAACAGTCCATATTTCTTCGTCTGTTGCAATCTGATCTCCAACTTTGAGCGTTGAAAGAGCTTTTTTCAAGCTCTTTCTATCTTTATTTCTGCCCGTGGTTATTTCAGACAAGATTTTCTGCGCTATAGCTATTGGATTTTCATCTGACATAGTTATTCCTCCTAAAATGTTACTGTCACATTCAGTACGGCTGCTGCTATCCAATAGACGGCTTTCTTATAGTCTTTCTGTATTGCGTATATGATAGCCGCTCCCAAGTCCAGCAGGATAAGCAGCAGTGGGAAAATGTATTCAGGCTTTATTTTTGTCATTTCTTATTCCTCATTTGTGTTCATAGTGTGAGTGTTCTGTGTTTTTTTCATTATGCCTATTGACAGTTATATCCTGCAATGTTATAATGAATAAAATTTCAAAGAAAGGAGTGATATCATGCTACAACTATTGCAGTCTATGTGGTCAACAATCAAGCTTTTGGCATTTGCTTTCGTAAAATTCGTTGACGTAGTTCCCGTTCTCGGCGGCTTGGCTATCGTATCCGTTGCCATTGGGCTTTTCACATTTTTCAGAAAACGTCATCGAATATAGTCTTATGCCGCCCTACGGGGCGGCTTTTTTTCTACCACGTTTCAAGATATTTGCTTGATTTCCCTCCAAGCATGACAGCTTTCATATAGCTATCGAAATAGTCAGGATAATATCGCTTTATCCAACTGCATTTCATATCGTCTCCATGTGGCCACCATGTTCCGTCATGAAGATTATCTAGGTCAAAGATACCTTCCATTTTTTCATAGACTGGATTGATAGGATATCCCGTTGCCAAGGCCAATGCAAAGGCGTCTTCTGCAGTCCATGTAGCTATAGGTTGACATCTCCATGTCCCGTCTGCACACTGATATACATAACCATTTCTATGAAAATTGATAGCCCTTGCCCGACTCTCAGAATTTCTACAACCCCATATAATTCCGTCTATGCCTCTGAATGTCTGCTCGTCTCTCAATCTTTTCTGCTTGAAGCCTGCTGGATATTTTTCTTTGTGATTCAACACGCTATCTACGTCCCATGTATATGGAACATGAATTATATTGCTGCCGAATTCTTTCTCGCAAGTGAGTATGTGATTTGCTCGGTCGGGCAGAGGATTAGGCGGGTCCGCTGTCAATATCAGCACGTTCGGGTCTATCATCTGCGCCAATATCAGAACTGCCGTCCCATCTTTTCCACCACCGAAAGATACGGCAGGTCTTTCGGTGATCTTAAAAAAATACTCTATAACATTAAGTGCTTCAAATACCTTATTCTTGAACGCCCTAGTACCGACAAGTTTCACACAGTCGGTTAGCCTGAATTCTCTCATGTGTGTATCACTTTCGGCAGGTTGAATGAACCTTATATCTGATAATCTCATATGTCACCTCTTGAATTCGTGCAGTGCAACGTCTTCTCTCAGCTCCGCAGGTTCTCCAACTGTCGCACACGGCAGCTTGCCATCAAGCAACCAGTACGGCGGTCTTATCCGCACACTAGCTGAACATGACCTTGTCAACATTTTCTGCGGGATATTACGGATAGCTCGTCCATTTTCTATGACACAGTCCTTATACGTCAGGTCAGAACGTGGAACTATGTCATAACCAACCACTTCACCGTATCCCTGTTTTCTGAGTCCTCCAATTGAATGAATTCTGCGGACATATCGTGCCAAAGCATTATAGTTGGACGAAGAAACTAGGAAACGCACCTGTTCACAGCATACTCCATACAGCTTTATCAGCCAATCTTTATCAATGCCTTTCTTCGGCGTTTTCTGACTATGATAATACATATAGTCAATGCCGTCTTTTCTCTTAGTCATAGTGTCGGTTATTCTCTGACCATTGATAAATTCTGCAGTAGAACAGCAATATATATAACAGCCGTCCTTATATAGACAATCGATTGGGATAGGCAGGTCTGGCACGTCACACGAGTGTGTAAGACGTGTCAGGTGAATATTTTTGTTATGCGCTGCCGGGCTGACGGCGTAGAAAATACCGTCAAGGTGAATATCTTCCGTTGCAATTACTGGCACAGATATATTAAATGATATCTCATAGATCATGATATATCACCTATGAATTTTGAAATAAAATCAACATCTACATTGCAGACGTTTTCATTATATAGTGCGTCATTCAGTGGCTCGTTCGTTTCAATTGCTATCTGGCCATATCCACGTCCGCTTTTTCCGCCTATGTGGTTAATAAGACTAATTCCATGTGCAAGGCATGCTCTCTCAATCTCCGTGGCCATTGGGGCGAAAGACACCGACCCTGAGAACGTTGACCCCTCGATAACGACCTCTGTCACATATGGCATAGGCTTAATGCCCGTTTCTTCTGCGTTTATGATGTTCTTATCAACGTGGCGAGTTTCACTGATCTCTGCAAGCAAGTCATTCAAACGAGTATCCCCTGTTTCAAGCTCAGAGCAATCGAGCTTGAAGAAACCGATATTGCACATGCCATTGATCATATATTTGTAACAGCTACTTCCAAGCAATGAGAGAATAGGCAGTTGCTTGCGTATCTCTCGTATAGCATTGGGGTCTACTGTTGCACTGAGGTTAGATCCCAGTGCTCCACCATTTCCGAGGATAGCATATAGCTTATCTTTCTTCTTTTTATCCAGAACATCAAGAACATTTGCGTTCTTGGCAAAGAACTCTCTTGCTAATTCCCTGCGGATAACGCCCCTTACAGCGTTGCCACTAATCGTAGGAACGTCTATCTTGCTACCATTGAATATGACCGGCACTCTGCGAAACTCAGCAATGTTTCCATTTCCTATACCCTCAGTGAAAGCGCCATGCGCTATGGGCGATTTTGCAATTATTTTCAAATTCATATTAATCCCTGTCCTTTTCTGCGTAAACTATCGCAACTATCAGATGTGTCTTTGAACGAATAACCGTCATCATATCATTCAGATCATCTTCTGACATATCTCTTACCATTTCGGCATAACCGCCGTTGTTAATTGATCCAACTGCTTCTGACAGCTTGCTAACGAATTCGTGAGTACCAAGCGACTTGAAACGATTTACACGGCGTTCAAAGAAGCCGTCCCAGAATTGCAAGCCGTTCTCTACACGGTACCTTGATGATTTGGCTATACAGCCTAACAGCGTTACTGCATTGTTTTCTGCACTTGTAAGCATTGTGTTTTCCTCTTTTCTTTCGTATGTTTTCTTAGTCTTCACGGCAGGAGTATACTGCACTATCAGATCTATTAGCCCACTGGGGCGGGCTTGTTCAAAAAGCTCTTCACATGAATTCAGAAAAGGAAACTTGACGAGAGTGAACACTGAATACATGCCTGCTTTAAGCTCTTTTCTCGGTACACCGTATGCGATGCAATCCTTGATGGAGTTGACAAGCTCCGCTATGTTAATCTTGTCATAGTCAATAATGATTGTTCTATCGTCAGTGCCTATATATGCCATGTGTCTATTCGACAGACCCGCATATAGCCAATGGTGCTTTTTGAACGAATAGGGGACTGATAGTACCCATTCTTCCTGTGGATTGCATATGAGATCAAGAACCTCTGTACGTTCAACAATTCTATATTCACCACGCTTGTTTGAATATATAGGTTTGAAACGTAGGTTCTTGTCGTTATAAGCTCTCTCACACGCTGCACATATCATGGTGCTAGGCGTAAGAACTAACTGAGGAAAGTCTGTGAATGTGGTCTTAATCGCTCTCTTCATTTCAGTTGTGCCCGCCTTGACACCACAAGAGCAACAGACGGCAGCATTAACGTCTTTTCCCCCGGTTATGAAACGCCTAGCTTGCATTATCTGTTCCTTACCTCCAGTCATTAGCTCACCCCCTCAAGGTCATCAGCTGCCTGTCTGAGCCACTTGCTTGTGACAGTAATGAACTTTTCCTTGGTTTGTGGGTCTTCAATATCATTGATTTTTTCAATGAATTCCGTAAGCCCTTCCTGAACGTTTTCAAAGATGATCTTCAGCGCAACCCTTGCTTCGTCTGCATTGCCTGACTTCAATTTCTTTTCCAACTCTGCCTTGGCATGGTCCGCTTCTTCTGCCTCAGCCTTAGCTTTACTGAGGGCGGTTTCATACTTAGCGACGGCTTCCTTAACTGCATTGTCACGCTCTGTCTGTGCTTTCTTAAGGGCATTATTTTTTTCAGCTTCTGCCGCCTTCACGGCTTCACGGCTTGACTTCTTCAGCGAATTCAGCTCTTTCATATGTTCGGCATGAAGTTCCTGACGGATAGACAGCCTTATCTTGTCAATCTCTTCTTCGTCGAGGTCTCTCTTAACTACCTCGATAGGCTTGTCCTCGGCCTGCTTAAGCTTTTCTCTCAGTTCTTCAAGCTCAGCTCTGAGAGATTCGGCGCTTTCTGTCTGCTCCTTCTTCTCTTCCTCAAGGAATGTCAGTTGTTCGCCTAATGCCTGCTTTTCTTTGATTAGCTTCTTGACTTCTTCAACTGTCATTCCGCCAAGGTCATGTGTGTCAGCGAATTCTTCACGTTCGTACTCCGGAAGCTTGGAGAGAAGCTCCAGCTTTGTTACACCTATACTTGCGTGTTCTTCTAGAAACTTTGTACTGTTGTCCTCATAGAGTTTGATATAGGTATACGCCTGACGTTCTTTGAACGTGTAATCACCATTGCTTTCAAGATAATTCTTGAAAGACTCATAGCCAAGTGCTGTGTAGAGCTTATAATCTCTGATATTTTTCAGTGACCTGCCCATTTCTACGATAGCCGTTGCGGCTGTTCTGTAGCATTCACATATATGCTGATGTTCTGCCATAGCCGTTTTCATAGATACTGTAATTTCTGTGTTTTCCATTGCGTTTCCTCCTATTTTGGTTAGTTATTCAGCGGGTATAAGCTGCGCCTGTCGGCGCAATGTGAGATTATTAGAATTAAATAGACAAACCGGAGCGAGCCCGCTACTGTAGTGTGCATCGTAGTCGTAGATAGCTCCTGTCGGGTTGACGTGACGCACGTAGTCAGCGTTGCCGGTGTCGCACCTCCAAGGAGTGAGCGTCCACATACATTCTTCAAACAACGGCACATAATCTCTATGCTTGCGATATTGGTCGCAAGTGAGCAGCGTTATATAATCTTCACACGTTCCGTAAGCTTTATCGCCGTTGTCCGCAGTAAGGTCTGATGTCTGTTTTATAAGGTGTTTTGCGTCGAAATGCTCCTCTAGCACATCTTCGTTGAGAAAGCGACGGAGCGTTGACGTTTTCCAGTTGTTGCAACCGTCATTGTAATTATCGTTGAAACGTTTTTCACACAAACAATCAGCCGTTATCGCTAAGTAGTTGCCGTCGATAATGTCGAGGCATATAAAACGTATACCATTATATACGAACTCCTCACCGGGTCTTAGTTTGATCTCGTTCATTGTTATTCCTCCTAGCTTGCTTTTCTCCTTTTAGTCAGCTTCTTCTGGCTATTCAGCCACTCTTGGAAGTTGACTTCAAACGCCTTGATTATTTCAGGCTTTTCAAGCTTCTTGCCCGTTAAAGGGTCTTTGACTTGTTCATTCTTAAATCCGTGGCACTGCACGATATGGTCAGCATTGTCTATTTCAATCGTAAACCATGACTTATCCAGGTCAGACGGTTTTCTGATGAATAGAATTGTCGTGGCGCCGTTGCAATGCCTTGAAGCATAGCCGCCGACGCATATTTGCAAGTCCTTTCCCTCTTTGATGATGCTTTCGGCATTCTTTGGCACGACCAGTTGAATGCCTGGATAGCTATAGCCCTTATATTTTTTGCAAAGCTTCTTGTATCTGGGCTTATAGGCTTCCTCACGCTCGGCGGCTTCTTTTCTCTTGCGTTCAACTTCCATGAAGTTGAAGTTCTCAACTGCGTTATCATGTGCTTCGTTCAGGTTTCTCGGAAATGCTATGTTTTTTAATGAAAAATCATATTCGATTTTCAGCCCTATGTTAACATAGTCATCATACAGTCGCACAAGGCGACTTAATTCAGCGTGATCGTCTTGGCAACGCTCTTCCTCGGGAGAGTGCTTCATGACTTTTCTCAGGTATTCTAATGCCTGCTCTGGATCAACGCCTGCCTTTTCAATGCTGGTACAGTAATCAATGATATAGCTATACATTCGGCAGTAGAAAATGTCTTTCTTCTTACCTTTGCGCTTGAAGTCCTGATACACCTCTATAGCTCTTGCCGGCGTGTGATTTTCAAGAAAAGCTTTCACTTCATTTAGCGTTAGATGCTTGAAGAATTTTTTCGGCGATGTTGCATTCCAGTTCAATATCTTATAATTCTTCTTGTTGCGCCAAAGCAGATCCTGCACCATGGTGTCACAGTTCATTTTAACCGCCAATTCAAGTATCGGATACATAGCATATGCGGTATAATAACGTTCTTGGTCATACTCTCTTATGTAGTGGCGACAACAGTAGCAATCAAAGCCTGAATACTTTAAGAATGTATCCTTAATTATATTCTTATATAGGTATACTTGTCTGTGATCAGCAAATCCGTTATTGAATGAACTGCACATTTTCCTCTTCATAGGCTCTATCATATAACACCAGCCGTTTGGACGAAATGAGGCATGCGAATGATAAACCTCAGCACTGCCTTTTCGCAGAACGTAAAGCTTTTGAAAATCGACCCAAAGATCGGGACTCCTGTCGAAGTCCTCCGCTCCGTATTCGTTATAGTCTTTATGAATCGTCGCCGCATATATATATACCACTTCTTCAACGGCTTTATATATTACGAAATCAACTACTTCACTTAATTGAACTTGCTTATATCCTGTGGCTTTATATTCGGCTTTCACACCGCAACATGGGCAAGTCCCCATGTGGTTATGTTTGACGACATTATCATCAGCGTGGTATATATCGCCATAATCAGTATTATTGACCTTAAATTCGTGATTGCAGGACGTACAGAAACAGGTATAGCGCCCTTGGCTAGTCCTGTGGTAAAAGATATAGGGCGTAAAGTGACGATTAATCTCGGCACAATCGTCAACGTTGAGGGGCGGGAAGCCCTCAACGTCTTCTTTCTGGGCATGGGTGAGATAGTCTGTGAATATAGGCTTATATACTAGCGACTGCTCTTTGTTATTGTTTATCCACACTTTCAATCACCTCTCAGAAAAGGTCATCAAAAGAAACTGTGATCGACTTGCGCTTCTGCTCCGGTGCTTCTTTGCTGACACTACCGCAGAGGTCTATATCCATGTGATAGCGTATCTTGCAACCAGGGAAGAAGAAGCCTGCTGCGGTTTCATAGGTTTTGAAGTCTGATAGTGCGAAGTTGCTATCCTTAATAGCTTTGTAAACTGCTTCAAAACATTTCTGAAGTGTGCCACCCTGAGCGACCGCCTGTGCGAACTCCTCGTCCTGCTTGACGAAGCTTTCAAGTGCGTCAATGACAGGCTGAATGATAGTGCTCAGCACTGTGTTCGCCGATGCTCCACCGCTAAGCTTAACGCCCTCTCGTTCGTCTGTGAGTTTCTTTAACGCCTGCTCTCTGTAGCTAGTCATAGTTCTTTACCTCCTCTATTCCTAATGCAACATATCCATTCTTCAACCCCCAACCACTTAGGACATATGTTATCCTATATCTGCGGTTTGATATCACATGAATAGCAGGATGTCCGTTATTTACTGGAATGAATTCAATCGTGTCTCCAGGCTGAAAGCCTCTGTCATTTTTACGAATTTCAAAGCATTTCTTACCTGCAACAACTGCTTCACAGAAGCATTCTTCCAGCTTCAAGGTATGCGTTGTTGGTTTTTCCAAGAATTCTATCTGTTCTTCTGGGATAAGATTGCTGTTTGAATTAAGCGGTTGGTAATCTTTTTGGAAATAGAAATCTGCGAATTCCTCTATCTCATAGCCGCATCTCTTATAGTAGCCCAGCCTTTGATAATGCAGTCCCCTTTGTGCGGAAATGCTATTGTCATGTACTATGCACGTATCATATGCACAGTCCGGCCAAAGATTGAGCTTATCAACTTCTTTGCCGGTGCACCATGTAAGCCCCTGCACCTTACATTCTTTCATAAAGTTATCGTATTCTTCCTGAGTCTTGACGTGAACAGCTATGTTCTTATACTTAAAATTTCTCCAATCAAATGTTGGCTTTTGATTATTTGAATTCATCTGCATTATAATCCTCCGTTCTGGTTTTGAAAAACTTGCAGCGTGTGCAAGTTTCTTGCGCTGGCTTCTCAACCAGTGCCATACACTCTTGTCTTATGCTATTATAGAAAATACATGGACCTGCGTTATGCCTTGGCGGGGGCGATTTGTAATCAAGCCGCTTTCTGGCGCCTGCAAGTTCAGCATTATAGCATAGCAGGTCAACGTCTGTTATTACCGGCATTTATTCTCCCCCTCCTTTGTGAGCTCCTTTAGGGAAGTTTCAAGCTTATCCCTCGTGCTGTATATTTTTCCGTACACCTCGCCTATATCAAAGGCTCTCTGCTCACATTCCGACATTCCTTCGTAGATAGTGAGCATATTTGCACAAGCTTCATCAGCAGTTTCGTATGCTTGACAAATATGCTCTTTTGTGCTATCATCAAACTGTAATATTGAACCGGTATCTTTTGATACCTCCGAGCTTGTACCTGTTGCCGCAGGTGCAGGCTCGTTTTTTATGTACTCTGCCAAATACACACCACACATTAAATCTTTTTCGCTTAGCGGACAATTTTCGCAACTAACAGTAAATCCTGTACTGGTGCAAACCTTAACCACCTTTTCAAACTCCTCTTTCGTTATCATCTTTATCCTCCTTAAACTTTTTCTCCCAGTGCTTTTCAATGGCACCAAGTACTATGTACATCACGATATCCGCAACGATAAGCGTCGCTATGGATAACAGTATTATTCCTATGGTACTCACTTTCATTTTCCTTTCGTTCCTGCTTCGACTTCTGTCACTACGATAGACCCGTTGTCGATAAGAGATTGAACACGTTTTTCAAAATCAAAACGCTGCTTGTCTGTAAGCCCTATGGTCTTCGGTATACCACGGCTCTTAAGATACATGGTATACATACTATGTATCACGACGTTGGCAAGGTTGAAACGATACTTGACGTTAGGAAACTGCTTAGATTCTTTTCGATAAATAGTCTTATCAACGTATACTGTCTTACTCATTGCTATCACCTAGGCGGCAGTTGCTCTCAGCGTCATTGAGGTGATAGAACTTGCAGTCTGTACACTCCATGCAGACATTACAGCCCGTAACTACGTTCAGCTCGTTTTCAGCAAGATACTTCTTGACGTTCCCTCTGAGGTATTCGTCTATTGCTGACGCATATCTGCTGACAGCTATAAGGGGATTTCGGCGCTGATTAGAGCTGAGTGACGTTTTCAACGGCTTTCCGTCCACAGTGATGACATATTCACCACCTATGCGGTTAAGTCTGACTGCGTTGTTGAAATCATACATCAGTAGATCATCTCCCATACCTGCCCAAGGCCGAGCATTACTACTATTATCATGAAAGCAAAGAAGATAGTCAGCAAGGCCATTGCGAAGCACTCTCTGCGATCTTCTCGCTTTCGACGGGTAACGAGCTTGTTATGCTTGTCTCTCTGCTCCCTCATTGCCAAGTAATCAACCGCCTTGACATCTTCATTGAGTGCAAGGACTACGTCTTTTTTTGTCATAATTTTTCCTCCATTTTCTCAGGTTTCTTTTGATTTGCTGATAATAACCGTCATAATCTGATATTATCATCTTAACGCAGGTATTGTCCGCCATGTCAACGATGACGAATTCGCCGGCACATATAGAATAGCCGTGGCGTATCTCTCGGACATAGCTTTCAATCCCCATATCCGTTGCTATTCTGATGACGGCTTGCGATATCAGTGAACTGCGGGTATCATTCTTTGCGTACATCTCCGTCACCCTCCAACTCTTTGATACGCTCCTCGATATCAGCCACCAAATGCTTCTCTATGGTCTGCGCCACGTAGTAGCTCAGGAGATCTTCTTTGCTCAGATCTCCATGCCATAGCTTGTCACCGACAAGCTGAGCCTTATTAATGGCTCTTTCTATCTCAGCGTTTGTTCTTTCGCCGATAATGGCGTCTATCTTCATAATGTGCAGCACTTCTTATCCCTCTCTTTCTGTTTGAAATGGCGATATAGAATGCTTGCGATAACGTCAGCCGGTATCTTCTTGACCTTGCGGCGGGTTTCTATGATCTTGCCGTCCTCTATGCGATATGTAACGCTTACGGGAATATCAATCGTTTCTTTCATTTTACTGCCCCTCTTTTACATTCTCAGCTGACCAGCGCCGGAACGCTTCCAAGCCTGCTGCGGTTTCTTTCTGCTCCTGCAGGGTAGTCCTGACCTTGTCTTTGACTCTGAACTTGCGGATATCGACCTGACCCACTGTGCATTCTTCGATGTAATCATCTATACCCAGCGCCTTGACCTGCTCCCTAGGATTGTCAATGAAAGTTTCCAACATGGCGTTCTGAATGGCTTTCATACGCTTGCCGCCCACGCCATACTCTGTGGCGGTCTGCACAAGCGCCAGCTTGATGTTGTCTGCCAGAATAGCCCTGTTCTGGAGATTGAACTCTTTGCAATTCCGTTCAACGAACGTTACTACCATGTTCAGATCTATGCCGCTATTCTCGCACGCCTGCTGCATTTTATAGGCATATACACCGTCCTTGTCCCACTCGTTGGCAATTTTGCAGTTGTCTGCAAAATCATCTATCCATTGGCGACATTTCTTAGGATAGAAAGTCTTCGGATATTCTTTGTTCAGCACTATCAGAACGGTGCAAAGCATCTCGTAGTTCTTGACTATGACCTCGAATGCAAGGCGGTTCTTATGATAGTCTTTTATCTTATGGTTTGTCATTGGTATCACCCCTTTTTATCATTTTGTTGAAGTCAACAAAACGTTATTATGCAGTTTCTTCGACCGGTTCAAAAAGCTTGTTCACATCACAGCCAAGTGCACTATAGAAGAATACGATATCTTCTGGATATATGCTCTCATAGCCATTGAGCTTATTGTTGAGCTTCTTATAGTCATAACCTGTTACTGTGGCAAATTCTTTCTGTGACATCTGCTTGGCCTTAAGCAACTTCTTTACATTAACTGCAACGATTGTTGGCTTATTCATAACCATTCCTCCTTTTTTAATTCCAACTTTATTGGATTAACTATATTATAATCCAATAAAATTAGAATGTCAATAGATTTTTTCTAATTTAATTGGAAAAATCGCAACAAAAAATACCATGTGTTTTTGTGCATAGTACCAAAATTATTGGAATTATCAAATTAAATTAGAAAATAATCTTGATATTTTAGGATTTTGTGATATAATATTAATTAAAGGAGGTGCTAAAGTGATAGGCGACAAAATAAAAGAACGCCGTGAGGAACTTGGCCTTACTCAGGGCGATCTTGAAAAATTGACTGGTATCGGAAATAGAATGATAAGCAATTTTGAAACCAATAAAAGCAAGCCGAATGACGAGACCATAATGATCTTAACAAAGGCGCTTCAATGTGATGCGAATTATCTTTTCGGTTATAAACCAGGGCAAACGTTGAAAGCCGTTTCTCAAAGCACTAAAGCTTTTTCTTCTAATAAGATAAGAGTTTTGGAAAATATACAAAGTGTTCTTAATACACTATCCGATGATGAACTCTTAAATCTTTATGACTACGTTAGTTTCTTAGCATGGAAAAGGGAAAACGGCAGTAAAAAGCCAAAGTAAAAAAATAAGCACTCCACAAAACGTGAAGTGCTTATTCGCCTGCCTGTATGTAGGCAGTACCCTATTCGTCGGACTTGTTGCTTTCAAAAAGCAGAGAATAAATCATCTCTGCCAACTTGTCCTGCAGCTCCTTACGCTCAGCGTCGGTCATGCTGCTCACCCCTTTCTTTTTCATTTTTTGAAAAAATATGTTTAAATCCCCTTATTGTGGTTATAGCATATTTCGCCAAAAAATGCAGTAAAATTTCCTAAAAGAAATTTATTTCAGGATTTTTACCAAATCAGATAGTTCACATTTGAGCACAATAACCAAGCGTGCAATAACTTCAATTGTGGGGTTGGCTTTGCCGGTCAGTATCTTACTTATCTCTCCTTCGCTTATCTCGGCAAGCTCTGCAAGCTGTTTTCCATTCATGTGCTTCTCGTGCATTATCTTTTTTAATTCGATTTTATAATTTTTAGTATTCATATATATAGAATGCACCTCCTATATATATGACATACCATATAATTTTTTGAAAAAGAATAGCCCAACTTTTTTCTTGAGGTGCAAGGAGTGGATATATATGAATAAATGTAATATCTGTCATTGCAATCTTGGTTTATTTTCAAAAAACAAGCGAATCAGAGATGGTTATATATGTGATGATTGCTTGAAACGATCTGGCATTAGCAAGCCTAAGATAGAAATAACCATAAAGGACGTGCGTAACGCTCTTTATGGAGACCTTCCAGAGCCACACAAAAAAGCTGTGCCGAAAGCTTCTTCACATAAAGACAAGGATAATGTGCTTGATAAGTATTTTAGAATAAATAAGGTAGCACACCGGTTTTCTTTTGGCAGTGGTGCTGATTATAAGTATAACCAGCTTGTGAGCTATGAGCTTCTTGAAGACGATGAAACTGTAACAACGGGTGGAAACGGTATCAAGCGTGCGGTTGTCGGCGGTATACTTGCGGGAACTGCGGGTGCTATAGTTGGCGCAAGCACTGCTAAGAACAGCTCTAAGCAGCTTGCAAATATGCTGAAAATTAAAGTGGTTATAGATCCTGACGCTCAAGTAAGATATGTTCATTTCGACGTAAAAGGACTTGCCAAGGACACGGCGGCGTATCGTGCCGCATATAAAAATGCCCAGCAGGTCATGGCCATGCTGGGCGAAATTGAACAGTATAATAAACAGCAGAATGCAAATCCTGCTGATGAAAAAGTTATATCTATCCCTGAGCAGATAAAGGAATACAAAAGCCTGCTCGATTGCGGAGCTATAACGCAGGAAGAATACGATATTAAGAAAAAAGAGTTATTGAAGTCTTAAGGAGAACACTATGAGCAATGCAGCTATATATGCTAGATACTCTTCGGATAAGCAATCCGAAGAAAGTATTGAAGCCCAGCTCAGGGCGTGCAGGCAGTACGCCGCCACTAAGGGATATAATATCGTAGCCGTATATGCAGATGAGGCTATCAGTGGTAAGGGGTCAATGACAGCAAGCCGTGCGCAGTATCAAAGAATGTTGAGAGATTGCAATAAGGGTACTTTCGATACTATTCTTATTCACAAATACGATCGTGTGGCTAGATCACTGGGCGAACACGTTAATCTTGACGCTCGCCTGCAGAAAATGGGCATTACACTGATAGCTGTTGGTCAGGACTTCGGCTTCGGCCCGGAGAGCAAGATAATGCGTGCGCTGATGTGGTCAATGTCAGAATACTATATAGATAACCTTGCAAATGAAACGAAAAAGGGAGAACGTGAAATAGCCCTGAAAGGTCTTCACAATGGTGGCTATCCGCCGTTCGGATATGATATCGTAGATCAGAAGTACGTCATAAACCCCTATGAGGCGGAATATGTCCACAAGATCTTTGCGGCGGTGAAAAATCGCGAGGGAACTAAGGACATTATCGCAGAAATGGCGGCAGTGGGCATTGTGGGCAAGCGTGGAAAGCCCTTGAAGTATTCTGCGGTATATGAGATACTACGAAACGAGAAATACACAGGAACATATATATACTGCGTTGACGAGGAAAAGGATAGATCCAAGCGCAGGTCTAAACCTAACGCTATAAGAATAGAAAATGCCTTGCCGATGATAATCGACAAGGCAACATTTGACGAGGTGCAGAAGATTATGGATAGCAGAAAACAGAGTGGACCAAAGACATCATATCTATGCAGTGGGTTAGTCTACTGCTCATGCGGTGCGAAAATGCACGCACACATATCAACGAAGAAAGGACACGTATATCACTACTATCGTTGTTCAAAGAAGTGCGGTGCACCTATGATATCTATGGATATCGTTGATGACGCCGCTAAGACATATCTTCGCACCCTGCTCAACGAAGAAAACCAAAAGGCTATTGCTAAGGCTATGCGAAAGTACAAGTGCGGAGAGCCTGAGAGAGCTGCTGACTTCAAAAAGATAGTTGCATCTAAGATATCGGAGAAGCAGAAGCAGTATGACACCTTGATGACCAACATGTCAAGTGGTGTCCTCCCAGCTGATGTTATCGAGGATATCGGTGCGAAGATGAACCAGCTCCGTTCTGAGATAGAGGCATTGAAGAAGACGGAAATGCCAAAGGACTACACTACGGACCAGATTTCTCTTTGGCTCGAGGCTCTGCATGACAGCCCAGACGATAAAGCTATACGCCTGCTCATTTCTCGTATAGATATAAAAAACACGACCGAAATTAACATACAAAGTACATTAACTTCGGTCGTGGGAACTATTGGTTGCGGGAGCTGGATTTGAACCAACGACCTTCGGGTTATGAGCCCGACGAGCTACCGAACTGCTCCATCCCGCGATATTTTATTGTTTTTTACTGCTCTCTCCTGAGTGCTTATTTATTATATCACAAATGAATGTGAATGTCAATACCTTTTTTGCAATTTTTTTATTTTGACTGAAAACTCTTGACTATTGTATCCAAATCGGGTATAATATATACGATATCGGGGTGTGGCGCAGATTGGTAGCGCGCTACCTTGGGGTGGTAGAGGTCGTCGGTTCAAATCCGGTCACTCCGACCAATATGTAAAAAACGGCTTTCCGCTATTGTGGAGAGCTGTTTTTTAGTTGTCAAAATGTTCTAACACAAAAAAGCTCCGAAATGATCGGAGCTTTTGGTTTTATATTACATCTTCGCAAGCTTTGCAAATTCAGCTTTCAGTGCAGGATAGATCTCTGTGTAAAGCTTGTAGTATTTCTCATATTCAGGTACTCGCTCTGCTTCAGGCTGCTGTACCTTGTCGGTCTTTACTACTGCCTTACAAGCTTCCGGTACTGATGAGTAAATGCCTGCGCCTGTTGCTGCAAGAAGTGCTACGCCAAGGGCTGGACCTTCTTTCGATGAAGCTGTTTTTACAGGGCAGTTGTAAAGATCTGCGAGCATTGATCTCCACAGCGGTGAACTTCCGCCGCCTCCGCATGCCATCATGTCGGATACGTTGATATCCATTTCTCTGAATACCTCAACGCAATCTCTCAGGGAGTATGATACGCCCTCCATTACTGCTCTCAGCATATCACGCTTTGTGTGCATTGCGGAAAGTCCAAAGAATACTCCTCTTGCGTCAGGGTCAAGATGCGGTGTTCTTTCGCCCATGAGATACGGCAGATAGAGAAGTCTGTTTGCACCAACAGGCACTTTCTCTGCTTCCTTATCCATGAGATAATATTCGTCAACACCCATGCACTTTGCTGTTTCTTTCTCTGCATTGCAGAAATTATCCCTAAACCATTTCAGCGAAAGTCCTGCGCCTTGTGTAACACCCATAACGTGCCATGCGTTCGGCACTGCTGCACAGCAGGTGTGAACTCTGCCCTTTGGGTCGATAGAGATAGAAGAAGTGTGTGCGAATACAACGCCTGATGTTCCGATAGTTGTGAACGCCTTACCGTCCTCTGCAACGCCTGTTCCGATAGCCGCAGCGGCATTGTCGCCTGCTCCGCCTACTACTATAGTACCCTCTTTAAGTCCTGTAAGCTCAGCCATATTCTTTGTGACCTTGCCTGTTACCTCACATGACTCGTAAACCTTGCCCAGCATTGACATATCAATGCCAAGCGTATCGCAGACTTCCTTTGACCAGCAGCGGTTTGGCACGTCAAGAAGCTGCATACCGCTTGCGTCGGAAACCTCTGTTGCATATTCGCCTGTGAGGATAAATCTCAGATAGTCCTTTGGCAGAAGAATGTGTCTGCACTTTTCATATATATCAGGCTCATTGTTCTTTACCCAAAGGATTTTTGCAGCCGTCCAGCCTGTGAGGGCAGGGTTTGCTGTTATCTTGATGAGCTTTTCTCTGCCTAGCTTTTCGTTCATTTCTTCAACTTCTGCGGCAGTTCTCTGATCGCACCATATTATGGACTTCCTAAGCACGTTGTCGTCCTTGTCGAGCATAACAAGTCCGTGCATCTGACCTGAGATACCAACACCTGCAACGTCCTCTTTATTTACGCCGCTTTTGGTCATAACAGCCTTGATAGTGTTTATCATTGCGTTTGCCCAGTCAGCAGGATCCTGTTCTGCATAGCCGTTTTTAGGCTGATACATAGGATATTCAATAGTTACAGAAGAAATAACAGTGCCCTTTTCGTCAAAAAGCACCGTCTTAGTGCCGCTTGTGCCGCAGTCTACGCCGATTACATAAGCCATATTTTTTTACTCCTTTATAATTATGTATAGTATCATTTATTTTTGCTAAAACGATTACATTAATTATACAATATTTCTCTCTGAAATGCAATACCCATAAAACGTTTTCGCAAAATTTATCTGCACACAAAAAAGGACGGTGGGGCTACCGTCCTATAAGTTTGTTGAAAGACCTGGCGAACTTGTTGGCGGGACGTCGTGTCTGCGTTATTGACAGGGTACGGTCTTATACCGCCATTTTAAGTCTAGTCTGCTTTTTCAAGCACAAAGAATGTGCTGTTGTTTTCGCTTTTCATTTCCTTTATAGCCCAGCCTGCCGCGATCAGACTGTTGAGCTTTTCAACTCGCTGAAATCTGTCCATATCCGGGGCTTTTCCATCATGGGCTTTGTCCTCGTTTCTTGAAACATAAAATATCTTTTGCATATATATCCTCTTTCCCTGAGAGTGACAATTGTTCCCCGACTTTTTTACAACTGTCGCATTTTATTGATTACATTATACTACACAAATATGGAGATTTCAAGGAATACCAAAAATTTTAACCTCTTTTTAACGTTTTAGTATTATTCTGATTTTTCATGCTTTTCAGTGCTTATTATATATAACGGCATAGGTAAGGTGTAAAAATGCACGTTTTTAGGGCTGTTTTATGTGCTGATATGTACAAAAACTTATGACGAGTGAGTATTTTTATATGACAGCCCTTGACTTTTTTTTATAAAAGGCATATAATATTATTATTAATTTATATATTTATAGTCTTTATAAATAATGAAACTAATTTATATGGAGGGTTTAACAATGGGTAGAGTATATAACTTCAGCGCAGGTCCTGCTGTACTCCCTGAGGAAGTGCTTAAGGAAGCTGCCGATGAAATGCTCGATTATAAGGGCACAGGTATGAGCGTAATGGAGATGAGCCACCGTTCCAAGGCGTTCGATGACATCATCAAGGAAGCTGAAAAGGACATCAGAGATCTTATGGGTATCCCTGATAACTATAAGGTGCTGTTCCTTCAGGGCGGTGCTTCTCAGCAGTTCTCAGCCGTTCCTATGAACCTTATGAAGAACAAGAAAGCGGCTTACATAATCACAGGTCAGTGGGCTAAGAAGGCTTATCAGGAGGCTCAGAAATACGGCGAGGCTGTTGCTGTGGCTTCTTCTGCTGACAAGACTTTCTCTTATATCCCTGATTGTTCAGATCTGGATATCCCAGAGGACGCTGATTATGTTTATATCTGCGAAAACAATACTATCTATGGTACAAAGTACAAGACTCTGCCTAACACAAAGGGTCACACACTTGTTGCAGACGTTTCTTCCTGCTTCCTGTCTGAGCCTGTTGACGTAACAAAGTACGGCGTTATTTACGGCGGCGTTCAGAAGAACGTTGGTCCTGCCGGCGTTGTTATTGCTATCATCAGAGAAGATCTTATCACTGACGATGTTCTCGAGGGAACACCTACAATGCTCAAGTGGAAAACTCAGGCTGACGCTGATTCTCTTTACAATACACCTCCTTGCTATGGCATCTACATCTGCGGCAAGGTATTCAAGTGGATAAAGAAAATGGGCGGTCTTGAGGCTATGAAGGCTCACAACGAGAAGAAGGCTAAGATACTCTATGATTATCTTGACCAGAGCAAGCTTTTCAAGGGCACTGTTGTTCCTGAGGACAGATCTCTTATGAACGTTCCATTCGTAACAGGCGACGCTGAGCTTGACAAGAAGTTCGTTGCTGAGGCTACAGCAGCAGGCTTTGTAAACCTCAAGGGTCACAGAACTGTTGGCGGTATGAGAGCTTCTATCTACAACGCAATGCCTATCGAGGGCGTTGAAAAGCTTGTTGAGTTCATGAAGAAGTTCGAGGCTGAGAACGCATAAGCGTAACCTTATTATAAGAGAGGGTAATTTACAATGTATGAGATAAAGACATTAAATAAGATCGCTACCTGCGGTACTGATATCTTTGACAAGGCTAAGTACACAGTAAGCGACAATGCTGAAAATCCTACCGCTATAATGGTACGTTCAGCAAAGATGCACGATATGGAAATGCCTGAGAGCCTGCTTGCTATTGCAAGAGCAGGTGCTGGCGTAAACAATATTCCGGTTGAGAAGTGCGCAGAGCAGGGAATCGTTGTATTCAACACACCTGGCGCAAACTCAAACGCTGTTAAGGAGCTTGCTATTTGTGCGCTTCTTCTTTCTTCAAGAAAGATAACTGAGGCTGCTGCATGGGCTGCATCACTCAAGGGCACTCCTGACGCTCCAAAGACAGTTGAGGGCGGCAAGTCTAAGTTCGCAGGTCCTGAGATACTGGGCAAGACTCTTGGCGTAATCGGTCTTGGTGCTATCGGCGGAAAGATCGCAAACGCAGCCGTTGCACTTGGCATGGACGTTATCGGCTACGACCCATTCCTTTCAGTAAACGCAGCTATCCAGCTTGAGCCTGCTGTAAAGGTAACTGCTGATATCAATGATATTTACAAGAACAGCGATTATATCACTATCCACGTTCCTTATACACCTGACACAAAGAACACTATCGACGAAGCTCAGATAGCAATGATGAAGGACGGCGTTCGTCTTATCAACCTTGCAAGAGGCGAGCTTATCAACAGTGCGGCTGTTGTAAAGGCTATCAAGGACGGCAAGGTTGCAAAGTATGTAACAGACTTTGCAGATGATGTTGTTTTGGGCGAGGAGAACGTTATCGTTCTTCCACACCTTGGCGCTTCCACACCTGAGTCTGAGGACAACTGCGCAACAATGGCGGCTCACGAGCTTATCGACTATATCGAGAAGGGAACTATCAAGAATTCTGTAAACTTCCCTAATGCAGAGCTTGCTAAAACAGGCGACCACCTTGTTTGTGTGCTTCACAAGAACGTTCCTGCACTTATTGCACAGATCACATCTGTTGTATCTGACAAGGGCGCAAATATCGAGAACCTTGTAAACAAGTCTAAGAAAGACTGGGCTTACACAATGCTCGATGTTACAGGCGACGTTGACGCTGACGCTTTCAAGGCTATCGAGGGCGTTGTTGGCGTAAGAGTTCTTTAATTGTTGATAAAAGAAATTTTATATGCAGCAATGAGGCTGCCCACGGACGAACTGCGTCTTGGGCAGCCTTTTTTGATACAAAAAGCTATAATTTAAGTGAAAAATGGAGGAATTTAAAATGGACAAACTTATAACAGCAATTTTATTTATCGGAATACCAATGGCACTGACTCAGCTTATTTACAGGATAATTGACCGCAAGGGTAACAAGACTGCAAAGCTTGCGGAGCGTTTTCCTGTGCTTGTGAAAAGAAAGTTTCTTGTGCAGATAGGCGGAGCAATGGCGTTCGTTATCGTGTTCGGGCTTATCTCGCTTCTGCTTGACCTGCCTATCAAGGTGTTTTTCATTGTGTGCGGAGTTGTAGTGGGCGTGATAAACGGCATGGCGGTCACGCTTATGTACAGAGATTAGTCGGTTGCAACGTGGCAACTGGGGCAAAAGAAAAGCTGTCAGCATTTTTTTGCCGACAGCTTTTTTATGTATGTGTTATTTTGGGGTAGTGGCGAACAGTGTTCGCCCACATTATGTTGTGATTTTGTATGCTTATTTCTTTCTGAATACCACAAGCTTGCTGATGACATAGTTAAGTATCAGCACAACAACGTTTGCCACTATCTTTGTTACCCAATAGTTGAAGCTGAGAAGTGAGTAGCCGAGCCACATCATGAACATTTCTACGAGAAGTGTGAATATCCTTCCGCCGTAAAATGAAGCCGCTTCGGAGATTATCGCCTTTTTGCCCTCTGCTTCAGACTCGAAAACCCATATCCTGTTGGTTATGTATGCGAACGTTACCGCACATATCCATGATATGACAGTACTTGCAGTGGAAACACCGCCCTTGCCTATGCCTGCCTGTTCCAAAAGCACTTTTGAGATGCCTGCGGTCACAAAGCTCACTGCGGTGGTGAGTACGCCGAAAAACAGATACAAAAGCATTTCCTTGTTTTTGACGTAAAATGGTCTGAACCAGCCGAATATCTTCCAGTCCATTATTTTGTCGAAAATGTCCTTATCTTTCTTTGCCATTTTTGTTATCTCCTTTTGTGCATATGAATATTATGAACACAAAGAATATTATAACTCTTTTACATCGTTTTTTCAATAATACTGTTGCAATTGGTTAAAAAATATGTTATGATAACTATATGTAGTCAGTTTTCATGACTGCCTTTAGTGCTATTTTTATAACTAGGGCAGCAAATTTATACTCTGACCTGAAAGGATAATTTTATTTTATGAAAGTTGTTATCATCGCTGTGCTTCTTATGCTGTCTGCTATTTGTTCTGCAACGGAGACAGCGTTTTCTTCATGCAACAGGATAAGGCTTAAAAAACTTGCAGACGACGGAAACAAGTCTGCAAAGAAGGCAATGAACATATGCGATAATTTTGACAAGGCACTCACTGCTATACTTGTTGGAAACAACGTGGTGAACATTTCTTCATCTTCTATTGCAACGGTGCTTTTTACGGAGAAGTTCGGCAAGGGAAGCGTGGGTCTGGCTACTGTAGTCATGACGGTGCTTGTGCTTATTTTTGGCGAGATCTTGCCTAAGAGCCTTGCAAAGGAAAATTCTGAGCGGTTTTCTATTCTTATGGCGGCTCCGCTCTCCGCATTCATGTTCATCATCACACCTATTACGGCTATCTTTATGGGCATAAAAAGCGGTGTTTCAAAGCTTGTGGGCAACAAGAACAGCGAGCCGTCTGTTACTGAGGAAGAGCTTAAATATATCATAGACGAGATTCAGGACGAGGGCGTACTTGAAGAGCAGGAGTCGGAGCTTGTGCGTTCGGCACTTGATTTTGACGAGATAACCATAAGCGAGATACTTGTGCCGAGAGTAAATATCGAGGGTGTTGAGCTTCATGAGGATATGGAGAGCATAAAAAAACGCTTTGTGCAGACAAAGTTTTCAAGGCTCCCCGTGTATGACAAGGACTTAGACCACATTGTGGGACTTATCCACCAGTCTGACTTTTTTGAAATGTATCTCAAGGGCAAGACCGACATAAGCCTTATAATGAACAAGCCACTTTACATAACCGAAAACCGCAAGATCTCTGAGATCCTGAAGCAGATGCAGCGCAAAAAGGTGCATATGGCGGTGGTGCTCGACCAATACGGCGGCACGGAGGGCATTTGTACCCTTGAGGATATCATAGAGGAGCTTGTGGGCGAGATCTATGATGAGAGCGACGAGGAGGATACCTCCCTTGTGAAAATAAGCGACGGTGTTTACGAAGCGTCGGCGGAGCTTTCGGTATCGGATTTTCTTGAGAGGATAGGTCTGCCGGAGGACACTATCGAAACCGAAAGAACATCTCTCGGCGGCTGGATAATGGATATGCTTGACAGACTTCCTGAGCAGAATGAAGTTATAAGCTGTCCGCCTTTTGAGATGACGGTGAAAATGGAGGACGAGCAGAAAATAGACAGGATACGCTTCAAGATATCTGAGGAGGAGCTTGAAAGAAAGAAGGCGGAGGAAGAAAATGCCTAAGCAGATAAAGAAAGAGCAGATAAAAAAGTCAGAACTTTTATACAGAAAATGGTCTGTTGCAGGGCTTGCGGCAGCGGCTGTGTTCATGGGCTTTATGGCAGGACTTATGAGCATGATAGTGAAAACCGAGGGGGCAAAAGTGCCAACGATAGTGCTTTTTGCGGCGTTCATTATCTACACGGCAGTGTCGGTGGTATGTGCGGTGCTTGGAGTGAAAAGCTATGTAAAGGACGACTGCGGAGTGTGTCTTTTTCAGGGTATAGTGCATATTTACAGCGTTATAGCCTGCGTAATGAATGTGAGAATGGCATTTATAATACTGTTCTCAGCGTTAGGCTCTCAATCGGGGGTAGATACCCTTATAGGAAGCCAATCGCAGAACGAATTTATACAAAGTCAGTATGCAAGCTGGATATGTCTTGCTGTTGCTACTCTGTTCTCAGTGATACTTGGTATTTTGGCGGTAGTATGGCTTGTGAAAAATAAAAAGAACTGATAAATCGGCTTTGCGTAGGGGCGACCTTGGGTCGCCCGTTATTTCGTATGTTTCACAGCATACAGGTTTTAGAAAATCATATAGTAAGGAAAATGAAAAATAATGTTTTTGCTTATACTTGTAGTTGTATGCTACACAATATGTTCCCTTAGTGACAAGTACGCTGTTTCAACGGCAAAATTCAACGGCGATGAGCTTGGATTCTTAATGGCGGCGGCAACGGCTGTTTTCATGGCTTGCTGTCTGCCTTTCCTCGACAGGACTATCACATTTAGTTGGCAATCCTTTGCGGCGATAGGTCTGCTGTGCTTGTCGAAGATCCTTGAATTTAAGCTTTCGGCTATTATCCTTGATGAAATATCAGCCTTTGAGCTTAAGGCTTGGCTTGGTATTACCCTTTTCATGTCCTATGCAACGGATATTTTCCTTGGTGAAAAGCCGAGCATTTTCAAGTTTCTTTTTATCGTGCTTACTGTTGCAGGACTTGTTTTTATCGCAAGATCAGGCAGAACGGACAGCGGCAATATAAATTACCGCAGGATAGTTGTTCCTCTGGTGTTCTATCTTTTGGCAAGATACGGCTATGGCATAGTTGTAAGAGCGTCGGAGAATTACATATCCTCGACCATGGCGCTGTTCTTTGCGCTTATACTTATGGCTATCATACTTCTGCCAAGGGCGAAGCCTTTGGAGATATTCAAGAAAAATCAAAAGGGCGCATGGGTGGTCGTGCTTACAAAGATCCCGAATGTGGCAGGTCTGCTTGCGGAGAACGCTGTTATTGCTGTGAGCCTTGCGAGTGCGTCATTTATCCAGCCTATGATACTGTGTTCGCTGTTTGTTATAGCGCTCATAAGAAAAGAGCCTATCACAAAGCTGAGATTTATCGGCAGCGTTATTTGTATGGTGGGCATAATAGGATTTCAAATATGTTAAAAAAACGTCGGACGTTTTCAAATTCGTCCGACGTTTTGTTGTCTGAAAGTTTACAGAAAGAAAGTGAGCGACCAGAGGTCGCCCCAACATCTTGATGTTATGTTTATCTTTCGGTATTGTACATTGCGGCAAACCAGTAATCTTCTTCAAGATAGCTTGTGTCTTTCTTGCCCCATGTAATTTTTATTTTCACAAGACAGCCGTCAATATCCTCTTTTGGAAGCTCCAGCTTTTTGGACTCCTTGGCAAGCACCTTTCCGTCATAGCTGTAGACAGTGTAAAGCACGTCACCGAGCCTGTCCCCTGTGGCTTCTACGGACATAGGGGTTTTAAGGGTAACATTGCCGTCCTTATCTACATCTGCCTTTATATTAAATGACGGCACAGAGGAGAGCAGATCTTCAAAGCTCTTTTCAGCGGAAAGGCTCTCGCTCTTGCCATTGCAGTATCGTGTCTTTTCAGTGCCGGGAAGCTCATATTTGCTTCCGTCACAGGTCAGCACAACTGAACCGTTCTCCACCTTTGGGGTTATATTTATCACAAGGGCGCAAGCCAAAAAGATAACGGCGGTAAGCAGACCTACAAGTATTTTCCTTTTCATTATTATCACCAATGCTATTATATCATCTTTTGGAATAATAATCAAGGGTAGTGTTTGAAAATGAGATCAAGCAAATGAGTTGCAAATGTACAATAAAATATATAAAAAACTATTGACAAAATCAAAAATATAGGTTATAATAACCTCATAGTAAAAGAGAGTAGCTGGCGGAGAGATCCGTTTATGTTTGCGTCAATACGTTCCGATGAGGGACCGCTGCATATCTAAACGGCGAGACTTTTATTGATTAAATTGCCACAGGCGCAGTTTACCCAATAAACGTCTTGCCGATTTTTTATGCGTTTATTTTTCTGAGCCTATGAGAAAAGGAGGCTTTGAAGGGTATATCGGCAATGCTTACAGGAAAAAATAAAAAAGGTGGTATTTTATGAAGCAGTATCAGAAAAAACTTGACCAGCTTTACACTGAGTTTTCATCAGGTGAAAATGGTCTTTCAACCGAGCAGGCAGTGAAAAACTGCGAAAAGTTCGGACGAAATGTTATCACGGAGGGCAAGAAAAAGTCCATTCCCATGATTTTTTTAGAGCAGTATAAGGACTTCCTTGTGCTTATACTCATTATTGCTGCGATAGTTTCAGCTTTCATGAAAGACGTTGAGAGCTGTGCGGTAATTCTCGTTGTTATCACAATGAACGCTATTTTGGGTACAGTTCAGACCGTCAAGGCTGAAAAGTCACTGACGAACCTTAAAAAGCTTTCTGCACCGACGGCTAAGGCGCTTCGTAACTGTGAAAAGGTCATTATCCCATCTGAGGAGATCGCAGTGGGCGACATTCTTTTTATCGAGGCGGGCGACCAGATATGTGCAGACGGCAGGCTGATAGAATGTGCGTCTGTACAGGTGAACGAGTCTGCGCTTACAGGCGAGAGCGTTAATATTGACAAGGATATGAGCGATATTGAGGGTGAGAAGCCTCTTGCTGAACGTGCAAATATGGTATACTCGGGTTCTTTTGTAACATACGGAAGAGGAAAAATGCTTGTCACTGAGGTGGGTATGGACACTGAGGTGGGCAAGATAGCCTCGCTTATCCAAAACGCATCAGAGAGAAAAACGCCTCTCCAGAACACGCTTGACGAGTTCGGCAAGAAGCTTTCCATTGCTATACTTATTGTCTGTGCAGTAGTGTTCGGACTTAGTATGCTTCGTGGCGGCAAGCTTATGGATTCGTTCATGTTCGCTATCGCACTTGCTGTTGCGGCTATTCCTGAGGCTCTCAGCTCTATCGTTACTATCGTGCTTTCTTTCGGCACACAGAAAATGTCAAAGGAAAACGCTATCATAAGAAAGCTTCAAGCTGTTGAGGGCTTGGGCAGTGTTTCTGTAATATGCTCTGACAAGACGGGTACTCTTACTCAGAACAAGATGACGGTCAGAAAAATAATGGTAGACGGCAGGATAATCGACACTGACGCTGTTGATCTTGATGATGAAAAGGTCAAGACTATGACAAGAGCCATGATACTTTGCAACGATTCAAGCTGTAAGGACGGCGTTGAGATAGGCGACCCTACTGAAACGGCTCTTATCAACTTCGGCACAAAGCTTGGTATCGACACTGACAAGGTGAGGGAAGATCTCCCTAGAATTTCTGAGATACCTTTTGATTCAGACAGAAAGCTTATGTCAACTCTGCACGTTATCGACGGCGAGAAGGTGCTTTATGTAAAGGGTGCGGCTGATGTTCTTATAAACAGGATCACTTCAAGCGACGAGGAAAAGGCTGTTATAACCCAGCGTGTGGCAGAGCTTTCGGAAAAAGGTCTGCGTATACTTGCATTTGCAGAGAAAAAATTCGACAAGGATACCGTATGTCCAGAGGACGAGGACGGATTGGAGTTTGTCGGTCTTATTGCTATGATGGATCCTCCGAGAGAGGAATCAAAGGCGGCTGTTGCGGAATGCCGCAAGGCAGGCATAAAGCCAGTCATGATAACAGGCGACCATATCGTTACGGCTTCGGCTATTGCCCGTGAGATAGGTATTCTTGACGACAACTCAAAGGCTGTTGAGGGTCACGAGCTTGACGCTTATTCAGACGAAGAGCTTGTTGACTTTGTAAAGGACAAGGCTGTTTACGCTCGTGTTACACCTGAGCATAAAATAAGGATCGTAAAGGCTTGGCAGGCAAACGGCTGTATAGTTTCCATGACAGGCGACGGTGTGAACGACGCGCCTGCGTTAAAGCAGGCTGATGTGGGCGTTGCAATGGGCATCACAGGAACTGAGGTTTCAAAGGACGCTGCCTCAATGGTGCTTGCAGACGATAACTTTGCAACTATAGTCAAGGCGATAAGAAACGGCAGAAACATTTACGAGAACATTAAAAAGGCTATACTCTTCCTGCTTTCGGGCAACTTTGCGGCAATTCTTGTGGTGCTTTTCAACTCACTGCTTGGACTTCCTGTTCCGTTTGCGGCAATACATTTGCTGTTTATTAATCTGCTTACAGACTCGCTTCCTGCTATCGGTTTGGGTCTTGAACCTCACTCCGAAGAGGTCATGAAACGCAAGCCGAGAAATGCAAATGAATCTATACTCACACGTCCTTTCCTGGGCGAGATAGCATTGTATGGCGTAGTTATAGCGATAGCAGTAGCTTCGGCTTTCCTTATGGGAAACAAGACAAGCGCAGCTCTTGGTATGACGATGGCATTCGCAGTGCTTTGCTCTGCAAGATTGTTCCACGGCTTCTCCTGCAAGAAAAAAGGTCCTGTTATCTTCTCAAAGGACTTTTTCAACAACAAGTTCGGTCTTATGGCGTTCGGTCTTGGAATGGTATTTTTAAACTCCGTTCTGCTCGTTCCACAACTCAAGGGACTTTTCAAGATAGCAGACATGACAGGTATGCAGTTTGCATGGATATACATTCTAAGCTTTGGCTCTATGCTTGTTATCCAGCTTATAAAGGCGATATTCTTTACAAAGTCTGAGAAGTAAGGCTGTAGAGTTATCTTATAAAAGTTTCAAGGTGGGCGACCTTAGGTCGCACCTACGCAATAAAAATAACCGCTCTTCGTGATAACACGGGGAGCGGTTTTGTTTTACATATCTTCGCTGTTCACCCAAACCCCGTCCTCTTTATGAAGTATCCTCTGATTTTCAGATCCTCTGAATTTCAGTGAGATGTTTTTCTTTTCAAGGACGAACTCGCCGTCAACGAGGTAGTCGATAAGGCTCAGCATTTCGTCTGTGTACTGTGTTCTGTATGGGGACTTTGAGCCTGCAAGCAGGTCAGTTTCAAGGGTACAGCCTGTGTAGCACCACACGTCCTTGTCGGGAAGCTCAGTTTTCACACGGTGGAGGAGTTTTGTCAGCTCAGGCTGGTTCTCAGGCTCCATAGGCTCGCCGCCTAAGAGCGTAAGTCCTTTTATATATCCCTTTGAGAGGGCGTTAAGTATCTCGTCTGCGGTGGTATCTGTGAAAGGCTTGCCGTAGTCAAAGTTCCAAGTGTCAGGCTGAAAACAGCCCTTGCAGTGGTGTCTGCAACCTGATACGAACAGCGTGACCCTCACTCCTGAGCCATTGGCGATATCGGTTTTCTTTATCTCACAATAATTCATTTTCCGCTCCTTTCATACATACAACGCAGGGCAATACGATTTTGTATTGCCCCGATAGTTATATGCTGTTTGCTGTTTTATGTCAATAATAATGTTCATTATTTTCGGATTTTGCAGTTTTGAGTTTTTGAGTTTTCCTTGCTATAATGTTCATTTTTTTGACGAGTTTTGATTTTTGAACTTTTGAGTTTTAACGGCTATAATGTTCACTTTTTTTGAAAATCGCTCAAAAAATTTTTGGGTTTTTGAAAATTTTATTTTATTATTTTAACACAATTATAAACTAACTTAATCACAAATGCAAAACTCTTTCCTTTATCTCTTGAGTCCTGCCCTGATTCCAAAACTGCGTGCCGATGTAACCACAGGTGCGCCTTGCAACGTTCAGAGTGTTCTGATCTCTGTTGCCGCAGTTCGGACACTCCCATACAAGCTTGCCGTCATCTTCTACTATCTTTATCTCACCGTCAAAACCGCACTTCTGACAGTAGTCGCTCTTTGTGTTAAGCTCTGCATACATGATGTTGTCGTAAATATGCTGCATAACTGCAAGAACAGCCTCTATGTTGTTCTGCATATTCGGCACTTCCACATAGCTGATAGCTCCTCCTGGTGAGAGAGCCTGGAACTGTGACTCGAATGTGAGCTTGTCAAATGCGTCGATGTTCTCGGTAACATGGATATGATAGCTGTTTGTGATGTAGTTTCTGTCTGTTACACCCTCGATAACACCGAAACGCTTCTGCAAACATCTTGCAAATTTGTATGTTGTGGACTCCAATGGCGTGCCGTAAAGGCTGAAATCTATGTTTGTTTCTGCTCTCCACTTTGCGCAGGCGTCATTAAGGTGCTGCATAACTTCAAGTGCAAAAGGCGTTGCTGAAGGGTCTGTGTGTGACTTGCCCGTCATGTATCTTACGCATTCGCAAAGACCTGCATAGCCAAGTGATATGGTGGAATATCCGCCGAATAGGAGCTTGTCGATTGTTTCGCCCTTTTTAAGCCTTGCCAATGCGCCGTTCTGCCAAAGGATAGGCGCAACGTCTGACGGAGTGCCTTTAAGTCTTTCGTGACGGAGCATAAGCGCACGTCTGCAAAGCTCAAGTCTTTCATCAAATATCTTCCAGAACTTATCCATATCCTTATATGACGAGCAGGCAACGTCCACAAGGTTTATTGTAACAACGCCCTGATTGAATCTGCCGTAATACTTAGGCTTGCCGTTTTCGTCAAGATATGTTGTAAGGAAGCTTCTGCAGCCCATGCAAGGGTAGCACTGACCATTGCCATTCTTGTCTACCTTAAGCTCCTTCATTTTCTTTTCGCTTATATAGTCAGGCACCATTCTCTTTGCGGTACACTTTGCAGCGAGCTTTGTAAGCTCCCAATATTTTGAGCCTTCTCTTATGTTGTCCTCTTCAAGGACATATATTAGCTTAGGAAACGCAGGTGTTATATAGACGCCCTTTTCGTTCTTTACTCCTTGGATACGCTGTCTGAGCATTTCCTCTATGATAGCCGCAAGGTCATCTCTTGTCTGCCCCTCAGGTACTTCGTCAAGATACATGAAAACAGTAACGAAAGGTGCTTGACCATTTGTTGTCATAAGAGTGATGACCTGATACTGTATCATCTGGACGCCCTGAACTATCTCAGCCTTTACTCTCATTTCGGCTACCTTATTTATAGTATCCTCGTCGGCAGGGATATTAAGCTCTGCGAACTCTTTTTTTACCTCACGGCGGTATTTATCACGGGATATCTGAACGAACGGAGCAAGGTGGGAAAGTGTGATACTCTGTCCGCCATACTGTGAAGAAGCTATCTGAGCGATAGATTGTGTAGCGATATTGCAGGCTGTAGAGAAGCTGTGTGGCTTTTCTATCATGACCTCGCTTATGACAGTGCCGTTCTGGAGCATATCCTCAAGATTTACAAGACAGCAGTTGTGCATATGCTGAGCGAAATAATCGGCGTCGTGGAAATGTATCAGACCTTTTTCGTGAGCTTCAACTATATCGTCAGGAAGCAAAAATCTTCTTGTGATATCCTTGCTCACTTCACCTGCCATATAATCCCTCTGAACTGAATTGACAGTAGGGTTCTTATTGGAATTTTCCTGCTTGACTTCCTCGTTCTCGAAGTTAAGAAGAGAAAGTATCTGCTTGTCAGTAGTATTAGCCTGTCTGACGATAGAACGCTCATAGCGGTAGGTGATATAATGCTTTGCCACTGTATACTTGCCGTGGCGCATGATATCGGCTTCCACCCAGTCCTGAATAGTTTCAACGTCCATAGCCCTATTCATTTCAGAACATTTGTCCTCTATATTCTGTGCTATCTCTCCTATCTCTCCCTCAGAGAGCCTATCCTTTTCCTCCACAGTGATATTAGCTTTCGCAACGGCGTTTTCTATTTTCTCCTTATCGAACGTATTCTCAGCGCCGCTTCTTTTTATTATCTTCACCTATACTCTTCCTTTCATTCTATCCTGCTCAACCACTATATATTGTGGTTGACTTCTTTTATCACAACATAATATTGAACATTTACTATTATACCACAATCAGAATATAAGTCAAGGGCATAGAATGATAAATAATCTACAAAAATTCCGGTTAAAAACAGAGCAGTTTGCTGAAAAAGTATTACAAATGGTTACAAACACTTGATTGACAAAAAGTGTGAAAAACAATGGCATTTAAAGGGTGGATAAAGGTGTGAAGTGGCAAGGAACGATGTGAATGTTTTGTAAAAGAAGTGGTAAAATTCCATTAACTCATTGACAAAGGGGATTGCATATGATATAATATTAGAGTTGAATGCGCCAGTAGCTCAGCTGGATAGAGTGACTGGCTACGAACCAGTAGGTCGGGGGTTCGAGTCCCTTCTGGCGCACCAATCATTTTTGATACTCACAAAGGAAAATCCACAGGATATAAAAATGTGGACTTTCCTCAGCAAGTATCTTTAAGTATCCTTGCTGAGCATATATGAAAGCTTGTAGTAACAAGCTAGGATATGTTTTGTGACATTTGTTTCGTTTCGCTCTTAGACCTTGTCAAGGCAGTTGCACATTGTGGAGCTTAAGCGAATCATCTGATGTTAATTCATAGTGGCGTCGGCACATAGGCTTGCAGTTAGCTTAACTGTTACTGGCTGGTTCGTGTTCATGTTCTGAAATGTTAAGAATGCCTGATCGGCGTGATTGAACAGTAACGAACGTCATGGCTCAAAGCGACTTAAAGACAACTCAATGTCTTGTTGTGCTTGTGTTTCACATCAGTTGACCTCATCTCAATCTTATTTGAGGACTTACGATATTTGATTTTCAAGCTGCATTTTTGATGAGTTGAATCAGCAGCTAAAAGCAAAAAGAGCTTTCCAGATGTTTGACATCGTGAAAAGCCCTTGACAATCTATTTCCAACGTGCTATAATAGAGCACGAGGATAGCATTCTCTGAAAGCTCCACAGTTGCTGTAACATCTGTGCTGCTGGGCTTATAATCTCCGCCAAGAGTTTATAAGCCTTAGAGGGTGCAATTTTTTATGCCCTCTAAATTTCCTCTGTATATTAATTATACCACCATTTTGTCAATTTGTCAATACTTTTGCGGAAATTAATGGTGGGGAATATATCTTTTATATATAAATGCAAAATGACCCCTAGTGTGTCACCGTGACACACTAGGGGCTAATATATTATCGTAGATATTCTTGTGCAAGTGCAGTATGATTTTCATTTTTCTCAAATGTGAAATCATATTTATCATTGGCAACATCCATGTGTACTGTTATGTCTGATCCGTCATAATCCTCTGGCAATCTATAAACATAGCTAAACTCGGTGCTTTCAAGTGGCTCTAAATCATAACCTTCACGAATTTCATGATAACAGTTAACAATATTATCGTTCTCCAAAACAAATGCAATGCCGCTATCATAGCCACCATTGTCATATATATCTAAATCATATTCATATTTATCCTGATATATAGCTTTACTTGATATTCTGTCTTTAAGAATGATAGATTTTGTTTCAAGGTTTTTATACTCCAAGTCAACAATGAGGTAACTCTTGCCTGTTTCTTCTTTATCATCATTTGTGAAAAAAACATACTTGTATGTTGGAACAGAAAGCGTGTATTCATCATCAACAGTGTATTTGTTGCCTGATTTGCCTTGAATATAGGCTGTATCAGTTCCCACGTCAGTGCCGCCCTCAGTATTAGGGTTTTCACTGCATGATACCAATGAGAGCATTAATGCCGCCAAAAATACAGAAACACATTTCTTCAT